TAGGGCGGGCTTGAGCAGATCATCGAACACGCCAATAGAGTCTTTCCCCCCAGAAAATCCGACAATAACTCTTTGCGTCTCTTGACTTGCTTTCGCAAGGACATGAAACAAGTCCTTACGCATGCGACTTAACCCATGACAATTCCACCGGGACCAACCCCAGTTTCTTATCTGCTTTCAGCCGCCTTTCGATTTTTGCGTTCGTTTTTCTTTGCCTGACTTTCATCAAAGCAAATCCCCGGATCATTCATGATTTCTGACATTTTTTTGTCCTCTTTCTTGTTTATCCCCACGCTCCCCATGAGCGTGGTTCTACTATAGGAAAACTTGTCAACCGCTAGCTATCAGTGGCTGTCTTCCTGCTTCTACGCCCGATTTTTTTTTAATTTTTTTATTTCATGGAAGAGTCGGCGATAACCCTTTTAACGTTTTTGAACTCATTTTTCGATAACCCCCCTTAGTTTTCATAGAGTGGAGAAGCCGAATAACTCTAGGTTGTGATATTTTCATTTTTTCTGCAATCTCTCTTGTCGACAACCCATTTAATTTTAGCTTATACACCGCGAATTCTCGCGGCGTGAGCTTGAGCAATTTCGAATCTGACGCTTTTTTCTGCCCAACGCCAAGTTCTCGCGCTATATTTTTGTGTTCTGCCTGCTTTGAGCGTCCGGACAAACGCGCAATGTCTGTAATGCTTTTTGCGCCTGAGAGCTTGAGGGCAAGAGCAATAGCCGCCTCCCTGTTTTCGCTTCCAAACTGGAGCGCCCAAATGATACAGGCGAGGTTGATTTCCGACGGCTCTATTACACGCCCATCGGGGAGCTTAAACGTGCGCTTTTCAGAGGAGATTACAGTCACTTTCCGCGCGTCATCAAATTCGCGATACCCGGCAAATTCGTTGTCTTTTTTTTCCTGCTCCATTGAGTTTTTCTTCGAAAAATAGCAACTTCGCTTAAACTCGCAAGCGGGGCATTTTTGCGATTGTTCATATTTTCCCCAGCATTCGGGGCTGTGGTTTTCATTGGAGATACTGGACAAATCGTTTTTTTTGCACTTTTTTTGCATTTTGTTTCTCCTCTGCGCTTGACTTTTCAAAGACACTTGATATGGTACGCTTTGGAGATTATGCAAAGCCGTTTGGTTTGTTGTTCGGTTCTGTTCGGTTTCCTTTCTTTTTCTTCTCTCCCGCAGGGGTTATTCCTTTACCCTGCGGGAGCCTCTTTTTTAAATCCTCACATTTTTGAGTTAAAACGGTATATCATCGTTCATTTCTGTTTGCATCTGATTCGGAGCCGGAGCGGCGGCTTGAGGTTCGTCTTCGGGGCTATAACGATGTTCGCCGTTATTTGCGCTTTGCGGCGCGTTATACGCGTTATTTGGCGCTTGCCTGTAGGATTGACGCGGTCTGTTGCCTTCGTCGCTTCTAGGGGCGTTTCCTGCATTGTTTTGCGTATTGTAATCGCCGCCGTTGCCGTGATAATTCCCAGGCTGATTTCCATATTCTCCCCGATTCCCGCCGCCGTTGCGGTTGTCGCTGTTGTTCTTGCTTTCCGCAAAAGCGACCGTTTCTGCGGTAACTTTGAGTGCAGAACGGTTTTGTCCCTGCTTGTCGGTCCATTTTTCAAGCGTTAAACGCCCTTCAATCAGGATCGGCGACCCTTTATCAAAATACCGTTCGCAAAATTCCGCAGTTTTCCCCCACGCGTTTACGTCGATGTAGGTAACCTCTTGCTTATCATCCTTGCCGATTCTCCGGTTTACAGCCACGCACATATTGACGATAGCCGTTCCGCTGGCGGTGTGGCGCATTTCGGGCTTGCGGGTCAAGCGTCCAACCAAAATAACCTTGTTGTAATCCATGCTTTTCAAAGCCTCCGTATTTTTCTGTCTTTGTTTCAGTTCGTTTTTTTAGTTTTTGCCCGTGGACCCATAACCGCCCGCGCCGCGTTCCGATTCAGAGAGTTCATCTGCCTCTACATATTCGACGCGCGGGACTGGTTTTATGATAAGTTGCGCGAATCTGTCTCCCGCTTCGTAAGGCAAATCCGGTCCGCAATGGTAAAACACTGCGCTAATTTCGCCGCGATATCCGGAATCAATCGTTCCAACACCATTGGATAACATTGCGTCGTATTTGTGAATGCTGGAACGTGCTCTAATCTGTCCTTCGTACCCTTCGGGGATCTCAACAGCAATACCGGAATGCGCCTTAACTCTGCAACTGTCAAGGCGTTCGACATAAACGGCTGTGAGGTCAAATCCGGCATCGCCGGGTCTGCCTTGCTTCGGGGCTTCAGCCTCCGGTGTGAGTTTCTTAAACTTGATTTTCATGCTTGTCATGGTAATATAACCTTTCTTTGCTTTTTTGCTAATATTCAAGCGATTTTTGTGGTTTTTTCTTCGAGGATGCACGCGATTACGCGCTCTCCCTGATTGTTGATTGTCTTTGCGCGCTTGATAAGGCGTTTTGCGACATTTCCGTTTTCGGAAACGATCGTCAACACCTTGCCTTTCCGGGCGTTAAAGGGCTTGTATTCAAGCGGCAAAAGCACAATCCGACGGTTCTTCAGCTGGATTTTTTTGTACAGCGAGTGCGTGACGTGAAAAATTCCGTCCGCAATCTCTTTCGCCTTGCGTTCTGCTTCCTCTTTTTCGCGTTTTCTGGCTTCACGTTTTGCCTTGCGCTCGGCTTTTTTGCGTTCCTGCTCTTCATCCAGCGCCTTGCCCATGTACTTTTCTGTAGTACCGACCGGGTCTTTCTGGTATTCCTCCTTGACGATTTTCCGGATTGGCGCGGCAATCCTGGAGAGGTCAAATGCGCCGGGTTCAAACATTTTGTCTTCCCGGTCCTGAACGACGACGTACATTCCGGCGATGAAGGCGCATTGCGGGCAAACGTTGAACGGCTTGTCTTTGGTTGCAATATTGGTAACTGCTCTTGCATCGACCATGCTGTTACAGCCGATGCAACGGACTTTTTCAGGGGTCATTTTTTCACCTCAGGACGCTCAATCAGGGAGTTTTTCCAGTCAGAAGCGTCGAACTCTCCGAACTCTCCAAACCTTCCGCACTCTCTGACACGATTCGGTGCAAGCCATACTAAAAGGTGTTCATCAACCGTCGGTTTACTCTCAAAATAATACGCTACTCCGGATGGGGTCACAGCCGCGTAACGTGCCCATTTCGGGCACGTTTTACGCTTGAAAATTTTGGTTGTAAGTTTCTTCCGTTCGTTCATTTCCCCGCCTCCTTTGCCGTTCCCATGTCCAGAAACTCACGAATGGAATCGGGGGTAATACCAACTGTTCTACGCCCCAGTTTTACGGCGCGAAGTCGTCCTGTTTTGATATATTTGTTCAAGGTAATGCGACGTACTTGCAACAGGGCGCATGTTTCATTTATCGTCAGCGTACGTTCAATGCTCAAGTTTTGCGCCGGTTCGTCAATTTCATATTTTTTCAGTGCTGCGACAAGTCTTGCTTTAGTGAGTTTCGGTACTGCCGACCTAAGTAACGCAACAGCGCCTTCCAATACCAGCGAGTTGATTCTGTTGACTTTCATTTTGTTTCTCCCATGTTAGTTTTTCTTTTCGAAGTGTTCAAACTCCGGAACTTTGATTTTGTCTTTCGGAAAGTCTTCAAGCTCAACGAGCTTTTGCATGATGTAGCGCATCTGCGGGTGCGCTCCGGGTGCGAGACGGAGCTTGAGCATATCTTCCCATTGCTTGTACATCCCGGTGACATACAGCACGGTCGCGGTTGAGAGCGGAAGGACGGTTCGGGCTTCCTGCGGACGTGCTCCCTTGCGAATCATCTGGCGATATGCGTCTTCCGCAGAGACGCACTCCATATACCACGCTTCGTTCAGCTCACCGGATTCCGCCCATGCGAACGGAACGGGCTTAATAAAGTCGATACAGTCGGACATGTTGCAATACCGCGTCGACCGCTCCTGAAAGCTGAACTGGCGGTGCCGGATAAGCTCGCGGGAAACGCCGATATCAACCGTAAATTTTACGGTCATATAGTCGTCGGCTTCCGGCAATTCGTTCAAGTCTTCGAGTTGTCCTCCAAATATAAGATCGCGGACATTGACTGTGAGGCGTTTTTCAAAATCCCCGGTTCTTCCAATTCGATCCCAAATACCGTAAGATTTAGCCCAAAGACGCAGCATGCCCCAGCCCGCCTCCACTCTCACATGTTCAAACGGCGTTTCATGGTGATTTTTCCAAAGGTTTCCAACAAAGCCGGGCTTGCTTCCTACTTTGTCTTGCGTGCCCGTGCAAACGCGGGCGATTGTTTCAATTTTTTTGTAGTGGTTGGGTTCGTTGTAGATTTCGACGGACGGTTCAATGATTCTCATTTTGAGAGCTCCTTTCTGAATGCGTTTTCAAGTGTGTTAATTGCGTCAATTGCGGAGAATTTGTCTATACCCAAAATTTCCCGCAAAACGTTGTATTTGATACGTTTGGTTGAGGCTTTTTCATCCGGAATACCCAATACTCTAAACATTGCGATAGCGGGCAAGTTCATTTCCGGGTCAAGCACGCGGAACATATAAAACTTCGCTGTTTCGCAATCTTCGATTGCTTTTTCCGGCTCCCCCTTAAGTCCAGCCCTCCAAACGTACTTAAAAGCATTGCCCCTGCAAAAGTCAAGGTGTATCGCAATGTCGACACACTCAATCTGTCTTGCCTCAAAGATTGGCGCGTAATGCGCCGGATGGTTCACAGCGTCAGCCATGATTTTCTCCTTATTTTGTGACTGTAGTTTTAAAATTTTTGAGTTCATCCTTCAAGGCGCGGTCGATTGCCTCAACCCACGCCCTGTAGCTTTTCGCGGTTTCATCATCCGCGCTTGCCATGCCGATAATAAGTCCCTCCCTAAACATCGTCAGCAAGTCGCGATATCTGGAAAGCGTGGCGTTACAAGTTTCCAGCATTTTGAGCGCCCTTTCTGTTTGGTCAACCGACTTGCCCCACATGTCAAAAGTCCAGTTCATGCGCATGTCGACCAGTCGCAAATATGCGACAAACGCCATACCAAAAACAGTAAGGATGATTCCTTCGGGCTCCGCTCTTGCTATCGCGATTGCCACAAGAGCCGCCTGAATAGCAAGACAAATATCTGTTATGGGGCATTTAAAAAAGGTTTTAAGGTTCATTTTTCAGCTTCCTTTCTAGCTTTGCTTTTGTCCGTTTTGTCCAAATAAACCGTTCTTTTTTCGACAAGCGACTCTGCTAAATCGCACTCTCCGTCAAAATAGCGGTCAACTTTAATTTCCTTTACTTTACACCAGTTCGGGTAAGCAAAATTGTTACACTCTGTGCATCTCCAAGTTCTAATTTTCAGGTTCATTTTTCAGTTCTCCTTTCCAGTTTTCCCCGCGTGAACGGGGTTGTTGCAGTTGCCTTTGTGGACGATAAAAAATTCTCCTTTCAGCAAAAAAACTGCGTATTCGCACTTGTCGTATGTTATAGTCCACGCGGAAAGAGGATAACAAAAGTCGCTGAATGTTTGCTCTTTTGGCTTGGCTAAAATTGACATTGGTATAAATGCCCAAAAAATAGCGAATCCGAGAAGCACCGCCAAATACATTCCCGCGCCTTCTCCTAAATTACGCGCGAAACTTTTCAGCCACTTCATTTTCCATCTTCCTCCTCGGTTTTGCTTCCGTCCGCCCTGTCCGAACAGTCCGCCCCGTCCGCCTCTTCCGCAAGCCATGCCCGCCAACGGTCGTAGGGCATGCGCGCGCAGCAGTCACCCCAGCAGTTCCTCAGCTTCATTTCCCCGACTGCCACGCCCAGAAACATCAAGCCGAATGCGAGCCCGGGAAAAATGTCTTTCTGCTTTTCCGGTTCTTCTCGATAATTCGCCGGATTTTCCATCAGTTCCGGCAGAAACTCAAGCATGAAAAGCGCGGAGCGGATCCCCTTGCAGTATTCGTCGGCGTCTTTTTTCCAGCCTTGCCTGTCCATCCGTTCAATATGCGCGCATTCCTCGCGCAGGATTTTCGCGATTTCCCTAGCCTCCGACATCCACTTGCAGAGCTTCAGGAAACGCTTGTCTATTCTCTCTTTGTCAGTCATCTTTCATCTCCTTGTTTTCTTAAAGTTCCGGAATCATCAGCCCGCCCGCGTTATGGTCGTCGATGTAAACATCCGCGTAAACCTTGCGCGGGTTGTCTCCCCACAGCTCGATGCGTTCGGGCAGATTGTCGTTTATCGCCGCCGGGAAGCACTTCCGGAGCACTAAAAACGTGAGTGCTTCCCTTAAACTTTTCCCTTCGCGCATGGTGAGGAGTATCCACTTGTCGCCGCGCTTCTGAATGGCGCGAATGAAGTCAATTGTAGCCTGAATCGGCTTGCCGATTGCTGGGTATTCCTCGGTTACAATTGTACCGTCAAAGTCAATCGCGTAAATCGTCATTTTTCACCTTTCTGTACCACTTTTCACCACCTGCCATTGTCAACGCCTGATTAATTTTACATTTTTCACAATTTGCAGTCAACACTGGTCTCTTGCAGTTGTAAAAACAAGCCCACCGCAATGCGTCGTACATGTCCGGCGCAGCGGCAATCAGCGCGGCGTTCTCCTTGTAAGGGAGACTTCCTCCACTTGCATTCCATACGTGGCAAATGTCCCTTCCTCCTGTTGTTGTTACAGCCAAGCCGGTTAAGCAGTCTTCATAAAAAGTCTCCAACCCTTCAGATACTTTCCACGGCCCCGGTGTAAATTCCTCTTTGTCCGTCATTCTTCACCTCGCGCTTTTGCCAGAACCTTTTTGATTTGAGTTAAAAAAGCGATTCGCGTGTTTTCATCGCCCGAAACTTCCAGAAAGGTCTGTATCATATCCAGCAGAGCGTACATGTCCGGTGCGGCGGCTAGCAAATGTGTGGTTGCTTCTGTTTCGTCATCGTTGTCATGAAAAGTGAACAATTCAGCGAAGGTTCTTTTTTTACCTTCTTTCTCTGCTTCGATGCAAAACGATGTGTAATACTCTCCTGAATCCCACATCGGATGGTCTTCTATTACCGCATTGTACGGTCCCGGTGTAAATTCCGTTTTGTTCATTTTGTCTTTCCTCCGTGTTATGTTTTTTGCGCCGTGCGTGTTAGATTTTTGAGCACGGCGCGTGTTGCAAGTGTTGTGGTTTTACTGGTTCGTGTTACAAGACTTCGTCAAGCAGATACTTGCGAAATTCTGCGACTTCTTTTGCTGTTACCGTTGCGTAGGGCTTCCGGAGCAAGTGCCGGATTTTGTTGTATTCGAGCGCGTGATAGAGGTCGTTGAAATTTTTGATTTTGTTTTCAAAATAACTCGCCCACATTCCCGTCTCTTCCATTTTGCGTTTTTTGTTGAAAAGTAAGCCGTTTGCATGATTTATTTTCCAACAGCACATGCAAGATTGGCTAAATTTTGCATCGAAACAAAAGTCAATATCAAAACTGAATCTACAGTTCTTGCTAAAATTGACTGAGTTTCCATAACTGCAATTAACGCTCCCTATTGAATTGAACAAGAATTCGACGTTGTCACATTTGTGTATATCATCGCAATAGCGACAATCTTTGTTATTGTTGCCTCTCACAAAAAAGCAAGCCAAGTTGTTTTCTCCTTTGATTGCCCAAAATTTAGAAACAACCTCCCTAAAATCCAGTTTTTGGACAAACTGGATTGCGGTTGTCCCATACTCACCATCATCCTTGTTTAAAACAACCCCCCAACACTCTACAATGGCAAAGTCGTAAGCGGGGATATCCTCATACAAGAACTCTGACCTCACCGCGTTTTCAAGCGATGCGTACGACACAAAATAGCCTCCCTGATCGAACCACCACAATGTAGTAACAATCCTTTTTTCGGGTGTAACAACGTATGTTTCAAGCGGGTTTACGAGCTTGTCTTTGTAGTAAAAACAGCTGTACGATTTCTTCATGGGTCGGAACCCGCGAAAACGTCTTTTGTAAGGGATAAGTTTTACATTGTCGTCGAGCTCCACCACTACTTCGAGAGCAGTCATATCCGGCGTTATATCCTTCTTCAGGCTTGAGATATAGATATAATCTCTGCCAGTCACAATTTGATATGCGCCGTGGTCTTCCGAATACGCCCCATTAACAAATCCTTTTTTGCTTGAATACAGGTAATAATTACCTTTTCCGTCCTTCAGGATTTCTCCGTTTGCAAACATTTTTTCTCCTCCGTTTTTATTCGTTTTCTTTCCGCTCTCGGCGAACTTTTTTGATTTTCTTGTCGAGTTTTTCGAGCTCCTTGCGAAGCTTGTTGATGTGTTCTTTCACGATCCCCATTTCTTTTGTCGGGGACATCGTGCGGTCCCTTAGATCGTAATACTTGTTATACAGAGCATTCAGCTTCAGGACAATTTCCCTCCACTCGGCTTTCAGCTCCTCAAGAGGCTTGTAAACGGGTCTTCGGCTGGAAACATGTACACATCCGCCGCAATTCTGACATTGAAGTGTCCTAATAATGAAATCGTCAAAAGCTAGGCGATTTGCGACGCACTCGCGCATGCTCTTGCCACAATAAGGGCACTGTCTTTCAAATTCTTCACGCGTTCCCATTTTGGTTCCTTTCTCCTTCGAGTTTGTTCAGTTCTTTTGTCAGGGCGGCTATTTCCTCTCTTGCCGCCTCTATGTCATCTTCCACATCTTCTCCATCGTCTCTATCAAGCAACAGCAAATCCATGTAATCTTTCGCCCGTTCCAAATTGCGCCGGATGCGGAAATAGCGTCGTTCCAACTTGTCCCGGTCTTCTTTATTTTTCATTCTCCCCCTCCTTCTTTTCTTGCTTTTCGTGGAAAACCAACATGCTTCCGCAGTATCCGCATTCTAATTCGTGACGTATCCATTCTCCGTCCTTGCGCTTTCCGTGGAAAACCAGTTTGCTTCCGCAGTTTTCGCAAGGCTCCTTAGCAAGGTCTTTGTGCTTAATCACGATTTCAACACCTTCAGTCTTCGCCATTTTCTTTTTCCTCCTCTTGCTCCTCATCCCATTTCGCTACTTTCAGGCAGCGGAAAAGAAACAGTAGTTCGTCAGCATCGCGCTTGATGTTACAGAGCTTGGTTTCCAAAATCTCAAGATGGAGAGGAGAGATTCCCCCCCCCACTTGTTTTGCTCCCAAAGCATGTTTTTTCGCCAATTCCGTATCAAACTGGATGTCAAGAGCTAATGTTGCGATTTTTCCCAAAAAAAAATCAACGCCTTTTGTCTTCTTCATTCCTTTTCTCCTCCTCAAAATTTCGCCAAAACTCCATGTCAGCGGGTGATTCAAACCACTTTTCCCAGCAAGCCGCGCAATCATCTACACCGCATTTTGCATCCGGCGGGCAATCCCATTCCGAGTAGAAACGAGCCCGCTGGCAATCATCCAGCGCTTTCAACCGTTCTCCATTCGTGCCAAACGTTTCATGGCATTCCCCATCCACGCGCCGGAATCCGCCAAAACGTTCGCAAACAACGTACTTGCAATCGCCGGGGAACTTTCGAGCAAAGTTGCATTCAAGACAGTTCATCTTCCTTTTCCTCCTCTTCTTCAAGTTCTTCGAAATAGCATTCCATCGCAAAAGAGACGATTCCGCCAAATGAATATTTTTTACCGGGCTCGACTTGCGCATATACCCAAAACACATGATGTGCCATCGGGACAGACAGGCGACCGATGATTTCCACCAGCGTCGGAGCTGGTATGCAATTGACAATGTCCGGGTTTCTCGCAACAACCTTTTTGCTTCTCACGTACCAAACAAGCGCAGAATCTCTAAACTCGCCACGCGGAATCATCTTGCACAAATCGTAACTTGGGACTAAGTCTTCAAACTTCATTTTCTTCCTCCTCTTACCACTTGTAGTCTGTTTCAGCGGGCTGAACCGTCGCTTTTTTCGCCCAAACCACGCCCATAGTAAGGGCAAGATTTTCCACCAAATCGCGCTCTTGCTCAGGCGTTGCGCGATAGTCAATCCCCGCGACCGGAAAAAGCACGTGATTGTAAAACCACGCAAAAGGGTCGCCGCCCGGCTTGATGTTTACCTCAAACAAAATCTTCCGGACTTTGTCTTTGTGCTCCTCGCTAAAACGGAGCTGGCTCACACGCTCCGGATAGTTCTTTTCCGCGATTTTCATCACCGCCTCGAAAATGTTGTTGCCTGCTTTTTTGTACCAATCAACAGAGTGATTAGGCTTCCCATTTACGCATTTTTTCATACAATCCACAGAGCAAAAACGGCGATAATAATGCGACTTCGGGATCTCAAACGCCTTGCCGCAACACTCGCAGTATCTCGTAATCTTAATACCGCTTTCCGAGCGTTTTTCCGTGCACTCAAAACACGTCTTGCGAGGATATTGGCTTTCAAACGCATTGCCGCACCTTTTGCAGATGCAATAATAAACTCGCATGCCCTTATTTTCTGCGTAATCTTGGCGGCATCTCTCCTTCCAAACCGCTCTTGAGCATCTTTTTGAGCAGTAAATTTTCCTACTCATGTAGGAGGGAACTTCAAACTCTGCGCCGCAATGGACGCAAGCTTTGGTAACCATCTTTTTCGGTTGCCCGTACGGGTCTTTTCTGCAAGCCGAGCACTTGTTTTCTTTCCCTTTTCGTACGTAAAACATCTTGCCGCATTTAGTACACGCCCGCAATACCGCTTCTTTTTTCTCGCTCATTTCCCGACATCCTCCTTTCTTCGCTTTTCTTCAAGTTTTCGTTCTCGCGTTGCCACTGCGGAGCACTTAGGCGAGCAAAACCGCCGTTTCTGGTATATGGAGTAAGATTCCCCGTTCACGGGTATCCGATTCCCGCAAAATTCGCAGAAACGCGCCTCTACGGGCTTTTTCGGTTTGATACATGTCTTCATCCGTCTTTTCCTTTTTCGTTCGTTCTAGGGGCTTTTCAGCCCATTTATTGGGGTCGTTGTTATCTTGACCATTGTCCCGTCGCGTATCATCCTGTCAAACCGCGAAATAACCGCTTCTGCGATATCGCGATTTTCGTATACCTGCAAAACCTCGCGGAGAGGCTTGTTCGAGGTCATCCAGAGGCGTTTCCCCGATTCGTACACGCCGTTAATCAACTCATACGTCAGATCCTCCATTACTGGAGTTGGTCGCCGCTTGCCAAAATCGTCGATTGCCAGTATGTCAGTACCAAGCAAATCAGCCTTAAAGTCATTGGCTTTAACCATGCCTTCCGCCGCTTTGGCTACGTACAGCTCGCACAGCCTAGCCCAGTTGTAAAACTGCGTTCTCAAGCCCTTATCAGCGATAATCCAGCGTGTAAGGCAGTAGGCAAGCGCGCGGCTTTTTCCGGTATCGTATGGTCCAATGATAAACATTGACTTGTTCCAGTCTTGCTTCATCGCCGCAAAAAGCGCTGTATTGCCCCTAGATTTGTCGTAAAAAAGGAACTCATCTGGAACACCCGCCTCAACACTTCTCGTACGATATCGGGCTTCTTTTTCGCGTTTTTCGGCTTCCTTGCTAAGACGCTCCCCACATGGATTGCAAAGAGTGGGGCGCGGGATGATATCAGCCGCAAAAGCCGGAACGTCTATTGCGGAATGGAACGTCTTGCCGCACTCCTTGCAAGTGTAATCGTACTCGATATGAACGTCCGGTTCGTCAAATGTCGTATTTGTCCAGATCGACATTTCTAGGTCTCCCCCCATAAGTTGGAAGCGCCTTGTTGCGTGCTCGGTCAAGCTCAACGTCAAAGTTGTTCAAAAACGTGACAACGTCCCGTCTCCGGTATTGGTAACCGGAGTTATAGAGCGTCTCAATTTCTGTAAGCTCATCAAGCACGCCTTCGCGCTTCGCAACGGTTTTCAGTTGCTTAGTCTCCTTATCACTCCACGCCGTCGATTCCCGACGGTTGAAGAGTACGTTTATCCGATGCTTCACCTCCTCGACAACCTCTTCCCCCTTTGTACGTTGACGTTCTAAGGGGGTGTTTCCATCCGATTTTTCGGTTGGTTCGTGGGGGGTATTATAAGGGGGAAGAGAATCTATATCATCTTTTTATTTTATCTTTATATTATGGGTACAAGTTTCTTGGAGGGGGTGTACAAGTTTCTTGGAGGGGGGTGTACAAGAAACTTGTAGGGGAGTAACTTTGTAGTTGTTGAATTTTACTCCGTTCCGGAAAAACTCTTTTTTCTCAATAAGTCCCTTTTCCTGCAATCTAGCAAGGACCCCGTCAACCGCCGTTTTACTTATCCCAGTAAAATCAGCCAAATACTGCCTAGCTCCTTCAAACCAGCTTTCTCCGTCTTGCGAAAAGCCATAAATTATGGCATATACGCAAAGTTCCGAACCTTTCAAATGAAGTTCGTTTATCATCCAGCCAAAGACGATAAAAAAGTTCTCGTTCTTAACCATTTTCCATCCTCTGTTGTTTGTTTTCGGTTGTTTTTCTCATGCCATTACATACTTCCGTTTTGTGTAATGGCGCATCAGTTCTTCAACGTCCTTTTCCGCGCGTTTCAAAGCCGCTTCAAGGGCTTTCAGGCGCGGGTCCGGTATCTGCCAGTGGCAAGCGAGTATCTTGCGCATAAGCGCATCATCAACCGCCGCGAATCGGTGATTGACTGATACTCTGCTTTTTGGTATTTTTGTCAAGTTTTCTGCGTTCTTACCCGTAAATGCCAAACATCTGGTAAACTCGCCGGAAAGATATCTTTCAACTGCCCGCGCTAGTTCTTTAGTTGCAGGAGTTTTTAGCCCCCGCAACTTTTCGGCTTGAGATTCGTACAAGTAGTAGCTTGCCATTTTCACGCCTCCGCTAAGACTTGCCGGGGCGCTTTCTGCTGTATCAGCTCGCCCATAGCTTCCGCAAACAGCTTCTCGCCGTCCTTCAGACTTGCACACTTGCCGATTTCTTTCATTTTTGCGGCGTATGCTTTACGCAAGGCTGGTTCCGCTACTTTGCAGTAGGTCAAAAATTCTTCAGCCTTAAACACGCTGGAAAGGGCATTAAAAGCGGCGTTGATATCAGGGATTTCCTTGCCGCCGGAAGTCGTCTTCAGAACGTAACTTCCGCATGCTCCTTTTTCCGCGCACCGCGCCTTGATTTCCTCTGTCACACGGTCGGCAAATTTGGCAACAACCTTAAACTTGCCCGCCAGCTCGCACAAAAAAGCGTCCGGGACTTCTGCAAGCGTCGGGAGCGCGTCAAGCTTCTGCGATACAACCATCACTTTTGACGCAAACTGTGCGTATGCAGGGCATGTTCCGTAATAAGCCGCCTTGCAATATCGGCACTGCTTTTCCCCTGCCACGGCGGGAGCGGAATCGCGCTTGCACTCGGCAATCACGCCCATAACGTAGTCTCTGATGCCCTCCATGCCCTCAAACGTGTAGTTGCTGTGCTGATGGATAACCGGGTTGTAAAAGTGTACGTCAGCGACCTTGCGGTCAAACTCTTGCATAGCCGCCAGCGCGTAAGCCGCGCCTTGAGGATTGTTCGCCGCCTCAGTAACTTCCCGATGCCCAAATTTCCAGTCAATCACAATCACCTTTTCGGGCGTGACAATAACCACATCAGCGGTTCCGTTGTAAACCTCTAAGCCGCAAAACTTGTAGCTTAATTTCCGTTCTGCGAAAATCTGAAAGTCATTGCCGGAAATTCCCGAAAGTCTCACTACTTCCGAGAACTTATCAAATGCCGACATGACATCCGCGTCATCGACCGCCGGAAGCGGCTTGCCCTCAACGAACGCGGTAATCAGATCCGATGTAACAGCGTGCTTGCTTGTCCCCTCTTTCGAGTTATCCGTATCAAAGGAGGGCAAGCCCTCCTCTAACCGATAGCTTGCAGGGCATGCCTCGCGTCTTTCGAGCGTGGACGGCGAGAAAACATGGTGTTTCGTTTCTGTCGTTTCCATTGTCATTTTCCTCCTAAGATTGCTTCGGTGATTGCGTCAAGATTCGGTTCAACCATCGCAAAACTGAAGAACTCGCCGTTTTTCTCCACGAAAGCTTTCACTTCTTCAGCCGAAACCGGAATGCCTTTCTTGTCAATGACTTCCGCAAGCTTTTCAAGGTCCGATTTTTCAGGCTGTTTCGGTTCAGTTTCAACGAGGTTTTCGTCTTTGTTTTCGGGTTCAGGTTCCACCGCCTTGACTGCCTCCTTTTTCCGTTTTTCGAATTTTGAGGTAACAGGCACGGATTCAGCGGAAACAGGCGTAACGTCGATAATTTCATCCTGCGTCTGAATGCCCATCGTGAGTTCCGGAACGTATGTTCTCGCAAAAAATGTAGCCGCGCGGTATCTGAGCATAAGTTCCGGCATTGTCTTCCATTTCGATCCAGTTTTACCATACCAGCCTTCCGCTTTGGCCATTCCAATGGTGACTTCAGGGCTTTCCAGTTTCTCTCCGTCGCGGTCAATAGCCCACGCGATACAGCCGTAACTGTCCGTCCCCTTTTCACCCGTCATGCGATACCGGAGCGGGGTAAATTTCCGACTTGCGTTGATACACGCAATCAAAAATGTGCTGGACCATGCGGGCTTACCGTGGACGATGTAGAGATTCTGCATCACCATCATCGGAGACGCTCCTATCCTTTGCGCCGTTTCGAGTGCAATTAGGCAATTCGCCGGGCGCTTCTGGAAAGTGACAGGGACAAGGTCGCTTTCAGAAAGCGGTCGGATCATTCTTTGCGCCGCTTCAAAAGCCTGAATGTTCATAAAAATCTCACCCGGCTGGAACGTAACCGGAGAAAGCTTCGCCTCCGGAGCCGCCGGATTGCTGTTCAAAAGTCCGTTGTTCGTGTTCGTTTGGTTGTTCGTAACTGTGTTCATAAGTCATGCTCCTTTCTCATTTTTGAGCGTGTTTTCATCTTCTTCCAGCTCTTCTTTTTCCGCGCATTCCGGGCATAATCCGTCAAGGTTAATGTCGCTTACAGCGCACACGTCGCCGCAACCATCGCACCTTGCAAGTTCGCCGGAACCCTTGCAGTCTTCGCAAATGTATGTGAGACTGCAACCCCGTTCCAAGTAGTGATAGCCGCGCCCTTTGCAGTAGGGACACTGGTATATCATTTTGCCTGTTCCTCCTTGTTATCTTCCTTTGAGGCTTTTTCTGCCTCTGCTTTTTCTTTTGCTTTCCGTGCGTCCATATAATCAGCAAGCCCGATTTTTGAGGCGCAATCCCTGCAAATGTGGTGATCATACATAGTCAAGTGTTTTTCAAAGACAAGCAGACCGCAACAGCACTCAAGCGCATACATCGCTGGTTTTCCGCAAATGTCGCAAGTTATAGTAATCATCTTTCATTCCTCCCCGTTTTCATTTTCTCGTTTCACCTGCAAGGCAAACTGTTCAAGCTCGCCAATCAGCTTGTCTTTGTCAAGCATCCTAATCTCCTTCATAGCATTGTAAACCGCGCCAACCGGAGTTCTCCCATGCCCGTGCAAGTACCCCATAGGCGTATGTACAGCGCACTGATATGGAGAGTTACTACACTTGCCAAAATAGTTGATTTTCATGCCATTGCTGCTTTCAAACAGCGTGTAAGCGACGGGATGTTTTTCTCTTCTCATCATGCTTCAAACTCTTTCTTCTTGATGTTGTAAGCTGGATTTTGTTCATATTTTTTCGAACGTGCGGAGCAATCATCCGTCGCCTCTCTTTTGCGTCTTGACGCGTCGCAGATAACGCCGTTCCAGCGCTTGCAAGATAAGCATATGCCGCGCCAGCTTATATGCTCGGTTTCTGTGTTACTCATTGCACACCGCCGCAATCTCGGCAAGCCGCTTTTCAGACTGTACAGTCATCTGTACAAGTCCAATCATGTAGCCCATAGCCGCGCCGAAAACCAGCGCGGCGGCGATAAGCTTCAAGTTTATTTTGTTCATATTCTCTGTTTCCTTTCAGTTTTTCAGATTTTCCCCTGTCTTACATCAGGGGAAGTGTGTTCGCTTCTTTTGCAAAGAGGTTTACAAAGTAGATTTGCCCTTTGCCCGTGATTTTCGGCGTGCGGGTGATAACACTCACGCCCTCGCTGTTAATTCGCGTGCCCTCCTTGACTTCAAACCATCCAGCGTTGACACTTCGCTGTGTGGGGAGATTTTTCTGACTGCCTTTGCTGTGGAGATAGCCTTTATCTCGCAGGTAATCAAAAAAGCGATTCTGCCCGATTTCAACGCCCGTGGACTGTTTAATCAGCTTCGCCATCTCGCCGACAAGGATTGACGTTTTGGCGACCGCGATGCTTTCGGCAAAAACGACTTTCGGCTTGTTTTCCTCGATTTGCTTGTTGACTTCCGCAATCTTTTTGTCTTTCTCCTCGAGCTGGAGTTTCTGGCGGTTGATTGTCTCATCTGCCAGCTTGATTGCCCGCGCCATAATCATTTCCGGCGTTTCGTCAGCTTTCGCCGCGATGTAGCCGCCGGACTTCCGGATGGAGGGGAGAACTTCTTCAAAGACCCACTTTTCAAACTGGACTGCCGCCGGAAGTTTTGAGTTGCAAATCAGGCGCATAACATCAGATTCGGAGATAACTCTAACCTCCTGTTTACCGCCGCCCGTACAAAGGGGGTAGCGTTTTGATACCCCCTTGCAATGGCGCTTGATTACATTCGCGTCATTCTTGTAACCAAGAAGATCGCACACATCTTTTGCAACAAACCACGGATTGCCGTTTTCATCGGACGTAACGCGCACTTCTGCGCCCTCAAAGTTGAAGTTCATAACTTCTGTACTCATTTTTTGAGCCTTTCTTTTTGTTTGTGGACGCGGAACCATTCCGCGTCCGTTGTTTTTTTGTGTGAAATTGCCGTTATTGCAAAAACGGCGTGTAGCTCGAACTGCGTCAATTTGCCGATTCGAGTTAGTAGGAGTTGAGTTCAAATGGAGTTGTTTAGATAAGCGCACATGTTCAGTCCCCTTGTTATAGACCTTTTTGTTGTTACGCTCAATTCGTGCCTTTCTAAGGGCACAAAAAAAGCGGGTTTGGTCGGAAGTTAGAAACATGTAACAAGCCATGCCGCACGGATTACGCCAATGCGCTTCCTCAAACCCGCAAAAATACAAATATAATGCGGTGAGATAAAATTTTTTCGGGAATCGTTTGTCGAGTTGACGGAACGACTTCCGCTTGTTACGTGGGTTTCTACGCCCGACATATTTACAATACAGCCGCCGGGCAACTTTTGCAAGCGCGTTTTCAAAAAATCTCGCATTTTTTTTGTTCAGTCAGTCTTCCAGCCAGCCTTCCGGCACCATGCGCCAAGGATCGCTAAGGGGCTTTAAGTTGGCCGCTAGGGCTGCTTTATCAGCAGCATCCTTAGCGACCTCTTCCGGTGTCTCATACCGGAACTTAAGGAAAGAGACTGTTTTAATCGTATCCTCCCCCTCTTGGCGCGTCCCAATTACAGGAACACGCCACTGAAAAACGTGCGTTTCGTGAAGCCGACGGGGTTTTCTGAAGTTACTGAGAAACTTATGGAATTCCTCAGCGGTAAGACGATCTTCGCTTCGAAAGCCAAAGTAGGAGTTGTGGCTATGTTCATAGTCAAATACGATTCTTCCCTTTTTCTCAGTATCCATTTTCATCTCCTTTTTTTTACCGGACAAAGCCCGGTACGGAAACGATTTGTCCCTTTTCGTTCCGGACGGCTTCCGGATGCCCCGTTGCAGGCGCGACCAAGTCCGCCCGTTTTGAGGCGGCAAGCACCAGCGCGGAGACAATGTAGAGTGTGTTTTCGGTGGGTTCGGGAAGGTTCTGGACTTCGCCGAAAACGACCTTAGCAACGCCGTCTTCGTCAAAATCCGTGAAAGAGCTTGTCACACGTGCGATTGTGCCGGAGGCGGGAAATTCAACGCCGGAATTGAGTTTGACAGAGTGCGGTGTGAGGTTGATAAAAGTCTTCATAGCGTTTTCCTTTCTGGAGTTTTTTGGTATTTTTGCTATATTTTTATATTAAGCGCATTTTGTGCCAATTTTCCGCGTTCCAGTTGCAAAAAGCCGGAGCGGGGAAAACTGGTACAAAATCAAATTTTTCTGCGTAAAGACCTTAAAAATCGCAGTTGATTTTCGACCGGGGGTTAGTGCCGGGTCAGGTCAAGCAGTCTTCATGACTGCCATGCGCTCATCGCGCCTTTTTCCTCTTTCAATCAACACCCCTTTTTAAGGTGTAAGGGATAACACCTTTTTAAGCTTGATTATACCTTCGGTAAGGCAATCTCAAGCCCCGCCGCTTGCGCGGCTCTGTAGGCTTGTAGCTTAGCCACAAACCCACGTCGCACGCCCTCAGGATAGCACGTGCCAAACAGCCGCATCGTCGCGGCTATCATGTGCTCGCCCTGCGCTATGCAACGCAACGCCATATCCTGCCCCCAAGAGTAGTCAAACTCTTCGAGGGACTGGAAGACGGGCAGTTCTGCTTCAGTTTTCTTGCCCATAATACGCCTCTTTCCGTACGCCATTCAGCGTACTTTTCTCTAAAATTTTTTCGTATTCCTCTTGCACGAGGATACGAATAAGATGCGCGTTGCTCGGAAACTTCCGAACACGTCTAATCAAGTTGAATTGAGCCTGCTCTTCTTCGCTGGCTCTCAACCCGATGACGGGACAAGACTTCAAAATTTTATGATTTCTCATTGAACACCACCTTTTCGGTTTACGGCATACAATGTACACCATAAACCGTAAATTTCAAGCCGCGAAACAAAAAATATTTGATTTTTTTTGCTTTATGGTGTATTTTACCTCAAGAAAGGAAACGAAAGGAGGCTCCTATGTTGGCAGAAGAAGCACTGAACACACTCAAAAAAGAGTATTTCACCGAGGACCAAACGCAAAAGCAGATTGCCCAGAGGCGCAACATCGACCAACAGACAATCAGCAAAATTTTGAACGGAACCTGCCAAATTGGCAACATGGAAGTTTCGACTTTCCAAAAAATGTTCCCGCATTCGACAATCAACGAAGGCGGGAAAATAACAACAGGAGATTCAAGCCTTGTAATAGGACACAATAATTCAGGGAGCGCAAATTACAACATGTCCGGAGACACACAAAAAAAAGACTTGCTCCTAGACATGCTGGAAGAAACACTCAACGATAATTCGTTGAGCGCAGAAGACAAGGTTAAACTTTGTCAAGTTACGCTAAAACGTAGAAAAAGCTAACAACGTTTACCAAGGGGGGGAAAACAATGGGTATAAACATAAAGCGCGACAATCGGGGGACTGTCACGCTGAATGAAGCTCTGGACGGAGGTTGCATTGATAATCGCACGATTATAAATCTGCCTCCTTGCGTTGTGTGGGCGGCGGCAGGAATCGCACTGGCATTTTGTGCTACTGCAATAGGCTGTCGCCTCATCCCGCAAGAGGTTCACCACACATTCGACGAAAGCGTAAATGTGCAAATTTCAAGCGCAGGGAACGGAGGGTTGAAGTAATGGCTTTACGCTGTATAAAAGGTTGCTATTACGCCTATTTTAGGGACGTTGACGGGCGGCTTAAGACCCGCACGCTTAAAACTAAAGACCCTGTCGACGCGATAAGACTGCACGCGGAATACATGTCTTTTGTGCTCAAACGCAAGCAAACACACGTTATAGTCAAGGACTTCCCGGAGTTCTTCCCGCAGGCTCATTTAGCTGTAACGCCGCTTCCAAAAACCGTTCTTCCACTCCCTAAAGAGGGGGAACATAGCCGAAACGGATTGCCGCTCGCAAGCATGATTGATGAACTGGAAAAAATACATCCGTTGCCTGTCACAAGCCGCCGAATCATAGCCCGATTTTTAAAAAGTATGACCGTGAAATACATGGATATGGTAACTCCGGAAATGGCACAAAATTACCTAGAACAAAATTTCTCCCACGGGAGAAACTACAAGTCCTACAATAATAATAAAGGTGTGCTAAACAAGGCTTTCCGGCTATTGCTTGTCAAAGCAAAATTGACGCGCTCCCCGTTCGAGAGTATCGTATCACGCCAGATAAAAAATGTGCTTTCGCATCGTCCGATAACATCAAAAGAGTTCAAGAGCATTTACCGCGCCGCCGAACTTCCGTTGCGCGTTGCCGCCTCTCTAGGTTTTTTTGCTGGTATGGATATCTCAACTGCATTTACCATACCTTGCAACGCAATCAACCTTAAAGAGCGCCTGATACGCTGGAAACGCCCTAAATCAGGGCAGTGGTTTACATGCGGCATACAGCCGGAATTACTTCAAATCCTGACAGAACTTAATTTCCCAGGAGATTCCGAAAAACCGCTCCTAAGTCACTTAAGCTCAAAAACATCCCATTCCGCTGGAGCGGATTACAAAAAGCTTTTCGAAAAACTAAAAATTAAAGACACAGAGGAGGGAAAAGCAAGTTTCCACAGCCTCCGCGCATCGTTCTTCACGCGATGCGACGCGGGCAATCTGCACAGACGTACAACATCTCTTGCCGGAGGACACAAGAGCGATGTGATGAACGACTTGTACAGTCATGACGTTTCAGCCGCTCACGAAGTCGAAAAATTGCCGGAAATCGGGCTTTTTTCGTGACTTGCGGATGTATGTAACTGAGTATGTAAAAATCAATTTTGTAGCGGTTTTAAAAGGTGAACGACCCTCCCACCCGCTCCACGTATTTCGCCATTTTGAACTCAAATCCCCGAACGAGAGACTTTAAAAAACGCCTTTTGAACGTACCTTTTGTATGTAACTTTGTATGTAACTTTTCAAGCAAAAAACCGCTTCCCTCCACTAAAGAGGGAAACGGAAAAATTTTTCAATTTTTTTTGAACAGAGGGGAAATCTGTCAGTTAAAACGTCCCATCGAATCGCGGGAACGTCCACGCCGACCGAATTCGCCAATCTCAACGCGCGGGAGTTCGCTTCTGCGTCCCTCCCGTTCACCGCTGTGAAAACGTTCACGGTCTTCGTAGTCGTAACGCCGCGCCGGAGATGAGGAGTAGGAGCGATACGCACGATTTCGCGATTCATCCTCACTTTCTCCAAACATGCGCGCATATGTTGAGATTGCGTCAACTTTTGCCTGATATTCAACCTCTTCAGGGATGTTGTCTGTCAGTCCTTTCATCGCCATTTCGAGTTCGGTAAACTCCTTCACAGCTCCGTAATCCTCACACTGCGCAAGTTTTTTGATAAGTGATGCCGCCTCAGTCACAATCAGGCACTTGATTTCATCGTCCGAAAGCTCATGCCCAACCTTTTTCCCGATTTGCTCTTTTGCCTCACAGATACGCTCATCACCCGCATACCGAGTGTAACGTCGCATTCCAACGCCCGCGCGGTACATATGCGCGCCGTCGTAATACTCGCCCCTGTCATCATACCCGTCGTATCCATGCCGCCCGTAATCGCGCCGGAATCGCGAATCTGTGTAATGTGCGCCGGAGTAGCGACTGGATTCGCCGCGCTCCCCGCGTCGCATAACTTCATCCGCCATATTCTGCACGATATAAGAGAGCATTACCCATGACATCTTGTCGGGACTTTCGCTCTTTTTCAGTTCTTCGATAAAAGCCTCTTTGTCGTATCTTTCCGGATAGCTTTCACGCTCTCCGGATTTCATCATTTCCGCTTGCTTATCCATGATAGATAGCCTTTCTTTTTTTTGTTTGTTTTGAGTTCAAAAAGCGGCGTTCAAGTCATCGACCGCCGCCCATAAACATGCCCATCGGATTAAAGCCGCCGCCCATGCCTCCCATTGGCATTCCGCCGCCCATAAACCGCTGGAACATCTGTTGCATAAGCCCCTGTGGGTTCTGCCGCGCCTGTTGCATCATGCCTACAAAATTAGGGTCCCGCATTTGGTTGTCGAGGCTCAAAATGTAGTTTGCAACCTTTTGGTCTATCCTGCTTCCGTTTTTTGCCTCAGGTTCGACGATCTCCATCTTGTAAGATGTGCCATCATCGCCCCCGATAATCTTAATCGTGGTAAAGCCCTTGTTCTGATTAGCGTTTTCTGCCATTTTATTTTCCTCCATTTGAGTTAAAGTTCATTCCGTTCATGCCATTTCCGTTCCCATTGCCTCCCCTGCTCAACATTGGCGGCAATGTATTTGCCGGAGCAAAGCTAGGAGTTTGTATAAAAGGCAATGGCGGTGCTGGCATTATCGTCGATGTTTGAAACATTGGCGGCGTGTAGTAGGGTTGCTGAAAAACAGGCTGAAAATAGGGCTGTACAGACTGCTGAAAAGCGTTTCCCGCGTTCCCCTGATTCTGCTGTTGTACCGCCTGCGCTTGCGCGCTATTCGCCGCTTGCGCCTGCTGATTTTTCATAAGCTCCTTGAGTTCGCCAAGTCCAGTTTTCAGGTCGTTGACCTCTCCAGAAAGCCGCTTTACCGGGTCTTCAGGTTCTGTTTCAGCGTCCCCGTCCGGATACTTTTTGCGTATCTCCGCAATCTCATCTTGCAACGCTTGAAAATGCCGCTGATACGCTTCATTTTCGAGCTTGACACGCTCGGAATAGACGCTTTCAGCAGTTACCTCCGGAGCCGGAGTTTCAACCGGATTTTCCGTAACCGGAGCAGGCGTTTCAACTGCCTGTTCCTCCGTCTTTGGTTCCTCCGCCGGAACCGTCGTTTCCTCTGTTTCAACAACGTTCGTTTCTTCGCTCATTTTTGGACTTCCCCGCGTTTATTTTTCCTGTTTGTTGCACTATATCCCCGCCCTCCGATTTATCAAAAAATCAAGTTTCCAAAGTCCGCATCCGTTCCCCGATTTTTCAATATTTCAACTTTCTAAAATCAGTTTTTATATTCCTCCCTGTAATCGTCGCGGAGCTCCGGAATTCGCGCCGTTTGCACTCACTTTTCAACAAAAAACACACAAAAAAACGAGGTAAAATCATGGAAGCAGTTCCGATTTACAACGTCAATCCCGCCGGAAATTCGGGCTTTAACGGCTGGGAGGCAATGGCACTTCTTAACAACAACAGAAACAACTCCAACTGGGGCGATTGCGGCGGCTTCGGCGGCGGCTGGTGGGCTTGGATTATCCTGCTTTTCTTCGCTTTTGGCGGCTGGGGCGGCGGCTTTGGCGGCTTCGGAAATCGAGCTGGAAACGGTTGCGGTTGCACGTCCGGAATCGGCGCGCTCGGTGCCGACATTGCAATCACTGACGCAACCAACATCGCCGAACTCAAAGCGGGTGCAAACTACACATCCCAGACTGTCAACGGCATCAGAAACACACTCAGCGACCTTCGCTCCAACCTCTTCCAGTCCTTCGCAGATACCAACGCGGCAATCACCAACGCCGCGTACCAGAATCAGATCGGACAGCGCGAAATCAGTAATGCAGTTACCAATTCCGCGTATCAGAATCAGCTTGGACAGCGCGACATTCAGGCGGCTATTGCCTCCTGTTGCTGTAACACTCAGCAGAGCATCCAGTCGCTCAATGCCAATATCTCCCAGCAGTTCGGACAGCTCAACTACAACAGTGCCATGCAGAATTGCGAACTCAAAACCGCAATCGCGGCAGAGGGCGCGGCGACACGTGCGCTTATTCAGGCACAGTATACCGCCGATGTGGAACGCAAACTCGCAGAGGCAAAACAGCAGTTGTTTGTCCTTGAGAGATTCGGGCAGTATGCCGCCGGAAGCGGATGTGCCGCCGCCGCAAATCCTTGCGGGGGTTGCGGTTGCAACTCCGGTTGCTAACCTCCCGTAAAACCTCCCGTTCCAGCCTCAAAACTGGAGCGGGAACAACCTAAAATCAAGCAATTTAAGGAGATTTAAAAATGGCTTGCAGAAACGGTTATTTTTGCAGATATGCGCTCGGCGCTCCCGTGGTCGGGACTACCAACGTCATATACTCGCTTCGTTCCACACTTTGTCGCCTCAGACAGCAGGATATCTTCATGCTGACTGTCCCGGCAACTACAACTTCCACTCTTCCCCCCGCCGTTCAGCTCTGTAACGGCACGGTGCTCCCCATTGTCTTTTCAGGCTCAAGCGCGGCGGCTGAAGCAAGTGGACTTGTCGGAGAACGGGTGTATCTAGCTACAATTATTTGCGTCGGAGGGGTTGCAACTCTCAACATCCTCAACGCCGCAAATCCGGCTACTACTACCCCATAACCGAAAAATTACACCGGTTTATCCTCCCTTCCTGTTTCCCCGCCCTCAAAAGCGGGGTTTTTAGTATCATCCACCAGCCGGAAAGGTCCATAAAATGGCACATCACGATACAGGCGATAACAAGATTTTTGCTTGCTCCCTATACTTTGATACTCTTGCGCGTGAGTTAGCTGTACCAGTCACCATCACTCGCTCTATACAGAGCATGGAGACAGGCGCGGACGCTGTAAGGAGCTGTAAGGCTATCTTTGACACAGGCGCGACATCGTCGATGATATCAAGCGACATAGCGCGCGCCTTGCACTTGCAAAGTATCGACACTGCTCTTGTCACTGGTGTACATGGTACAGAGCGCGTGCCTATATATACTATAGACGTGCGCTTTAAAGGAGGCTTTGTACTGCCTACTCTACATGTAGCAGAGGCTGGAGCTGATGCAGGCTTTGACCTCTTGCTTGGTATGGACGTGATAGCGCGTGGCTCTATGCTACTGTCATCGCATGACAAGCGCACACTCTTTGCCTTTTTTTACCCGCAAAACCGTTAATAATCAATAATCACTATCAGAAAATAAAGAAAAATTGAGTTCAAAACAAGAAAAATGCAAAAAAATTTATATTTTGGCTTGCAAAGTATCAGATATGGTGTATATTAATCACTGTAACAGGGAAAGCAACCCTGAGACAAAAAAAGCTCTTTGAAAAATAAAAAAGCGACCCGGGCGGAACCAACCCCGCCCAAAAGTAAACGCGGTTTTAGGTCTTTACGCAGAACAACCAAACAAAAAATAAAAAAAGAAAAAAATTTACCGCCCGCCGGAAGCGGGCAAGAGGGAGAAGAAAATGAAATTTACGGAAGAACGCCTGTTTGAAATCGCAGAAGAGGAATACGCCACCGCCGGGCTGGATGCCCACAATGAGGGCACAGCCCAGTGGGCGTACGCAAGCGCCGCGCAGGAGTACGCGGACGAAGAAGAAGTACGCGCGGAACTGCGCGGCTTTATCGCTGAAGAAAAAGCTTTCGCCGAAGAAATCGGCGAGTAAGAAAAGGAGAAAAAAGATGATGGACGTCGAAAAGATAATGAACGAAAAACGCGAAATCATAAGATACCCCTTCAGTCGCGCATACATGCGCGGGATAAGAAAAGGGCTTCGCATGAATTTGACGGAGCTGAGCATGGTCATCGAAGAACGCCTGCCCCGGTTTCGCGGATGCAGTTTGTCGGACTTTACGCCGCTCGCAGAGCGGCGCAAGCGCGGCAAGATCTTTTTTTTCGAAGGGCTTTGCACCGCGCACCGCGCACGCACAAAAAAGGCGGGACCGCGCAAGCGCGTCGTGAGGCACCGCCCGTCGCCAAGGCCCAAAGTCAAAATCACCCCCGCCCCGCTTGTCCCGGGGGTTGATTACGACGAGAACGCGAAAAGCGTCTCAATCGTAACCAAAGACATGGGGCTCTGCTGGTGTGGACCTTGCAGATGCCGCGTCTTTGAGGATGGTACCATACAGTATCATGGTACTACAGAGTGGCAGAGCTCTGACCGCCAGCGCCCGGATTTTGAGGAGAAACGCCCTTATCACTCTACGATAAGGGAAGAGGACTACAAAAAAGCCCTTGAACGCCTGAAAAAATCTGAATAACCAACCCAGCCCCGCCGGAAGCGGGGCAAAAAGAAACCAGAGAAAAGGAGAAGAAAAATGAAAGCAATCATCAACGGAAAGACTTACAACACAGAAACCGCAACTGAAATTGGGCATTACAGCCGTTTCGGATATACGGACTTCCGGTATATCGATGAAGGGCTTTTCCGTACAAAAAAAGGAAACTATTTTCTTGCAGGGGAAGGAGGAGCTATGACACACTACAGTCACCGCTGTAGCGACAATAGCTCATGCGGAGGAAAAAAAATCATCCCCCTAGATGAGTCCGAAGCCCGCGAATGGATGGAAGAGCACTGCGAGATCGAAGAGTATATAGCGGCTTTTGGCGAGCCTGAAGAAGCATAATAAAAGGAGGAGAAAAGAAATGTACATTTACTGTAACGGGGTAAAAACCAACATCGAATCCGGAGACCTCTTCCACGCAAAGGAGGTAGCAGACGCTAACGCCTGCTACAGTCAGGCAGACATCTACATCGTCGACGAGGATGATGTATCAAACGCAATCGTGCGCCGCTGGCGCGGTTGCATGGATGGCGTGGAAGAGTGCGAAAACGCTATCCAAATCGGCAATTCCGGATTTTATGAAGACTGGCAAGATTGCATGCCACGCGAAGCGGCTACAGTCGCAGAAAGTCCGGTTTTCGAGGAATACGACGCGTGAAATCAAAAAAACACCGCGCCTTTCACAAAATGGAAGGTGCGGTTTCAAACAGAGGAAAAAACCATCATGAAAGAACAGAAGCTGTATAAAATCGCTTTTTCAGAAGACAGCTTGCCTTTTGCGGAGACTGCGTACACGCATATTTATAACCTCGCAGGCATGCACGTAATTGGCAACCTGCAGTTTTTTTACTACAGAAAACAGCTCCTTGAAAACCTATCCTTTGAGGATATTTTCGAGGCTTCGGGCTTGACATCTGACGCTTTTTGCAAAGCACTTGGTGTTAGCTACTCAACTTTCACGGCGTATAAAAACGGACGCTTGATTATCCCGCAGGCACGCAAGGAGCTTGCGCTGAACATAGCGGAATCCGCCATCGCCGTCCAGCGGAATGGCTTTTTCGTGGAATCGCCGCAGGAAAAAGCGGAAAAAGAAGCCGCAAAAAAAGAGCTGATAAAAAAAATTGAAAAAAGCTCCACAGAGGACTTGAAAAAACTGGAAGCGGTGCTAAATTAACCCAGGTTAGCAGGAGAAATTCTGCTATGTAATGCCGAAAGGCTATTGCGACTTTTTCGCTTGAAAGAGCAAAAAAGGCCATACAGCCGCCCCTAAAAAGGGCGGCTGTACTGTTTTAAAGCGTCCCTGCGACCGCGCGTCCATACTCATGTAACGCCCTGTCAAGCACGCGCAAAAGGTGACAATCGGGAGCGCACTTGGTACAGTCGCCGTGGCAAGCAAAATTTTTGACCAGCTTTTTAGCTTGGCAATCAGGGCAAATTCCGGACTTTAGAGCGCACTTGTCACACCGCCGCCGGCAATGGTAACACGCAATCTTTCCCCGCTCTGATTCGCGCTCTTTTCGCTCTCTTTTGAGCGTAAATTTCAGCTTTTCGATGTGCCGCAAAGTGTACAAAAACCGCACGCCGCTTTTCTGCTTTTCGACCGCATCCGGCGAGCCTAAACGCCGCCGCGTGTAGCTGATACTCTTCAAGCCGAGCAGTTCCGCCGCGTTCCGCACGCTGTAAAATTCCCCGTTTTCCGACGTTCCAACCATTGTTTCAGCCATAAAAAATCCCCTCCCCGTTTTTGATGTTTTTATCGTATAACCTTAGTCAATACAACGCCGCCTACGACCTCTGGAACCGAGTTCAATTTTGCCCGTTCCTGTCGCATGCGCAACACCTTTTCCCGACGTTCCGTAAGCTCCGGAAGCGGGTCGCCTAAAGGTTCCGTGGGATTTACGCGATTGATTTCTCCGATAAAGCGCATATAGACTTCATGCAACTCCGGAATCGAATGCTTCATACCTAGTTTCGCAGTGTTCCAGTATGAAAACGCCGGAACTTTCAGATCCCCGTCTCCCCGAACTTCCAGCCTAAAATCTTCCCCCGGTATCGCGTCCGGGAAAAGCATTGTGACCATCTTTGCCACGTCGTTCAGCGTTGCCATTTTTGCAATCCTCCCTGTTCATCTGTTTTGATTTTTTAGGTGACTGCATAAAGATAAAGGCGCACCCTGAAAAGTTGAAACTTCAAACTTTCAGAATGCGCCTAAACGCTGATTTTGAGTTCAAAAAACATGTAACAGTAATGTAACAGTAATGTAACAGTTACTCTTTGTGCCTTGAGACATAGACGCGCGCGGAGGTGTAATCGCGCTTTGCCTGTTCGCATTCGCGCTTCAGCTCTTCCACGCGCTTTTCGAGGTGTTGCAGTTTGATACTGGATTCCGTCTGGACTTTGGTAATGCCCGTGGCGATTTCGACCTTTAGAGCGTCAATCTTGCTGTTGATGTACCAAAGAGAGCCAGCCACTACAAGAGCGCCAACCACAAAGCACGTGAGGCACGTTTTACCGCGCTCCGCGTTCGCGTTGTTCCGCTCATCAAGGCGACCGATTTTCTCTTCGTTCCCTGCGTGGCATCCTCCGACCGCTTCACTCATCTTGATTCCCCCCTTGTTGTTTGTATCATTCCCGTGTTCAGGCGTTTTGTTTCCGCCCGTAATGGTTTGTTTGGCGCGTTCAAAGAGCTTGGACGCTCCCGCGCACGGGAATGGACATTTAGAGCAGTTCCCCGAACACGCCATAATTTATCACTTATTCCCCTGTTCGACTGGTTTTTCTGCACTGGTTGTCGAATTTTCTTGAGTTTTTACGCCAGTAGGTCCAACTTCAACCCCTCCCGCAAAAAACGTCTTGATTACCGCATCCGCGCCAGTAAAATTCGCTTTGTCTTTGATGTTGACAACAGCAATTTTCCCGTTTGCGAACTTGGTAATCACGCCAGGCGTGCAGTTCTCGCCAGCGGTCGCGCTTGCCTCAAATCCAGCGTAAAAACCGTTGACAAGCATCAACTGACTTTTTGCGTTCGTGCCGTCCATAACCCGCGAAAAATTGGTTGCTTCTTCAACCTTGATAACTTTGCCGTTTTCGTCATAATGTGTTACCGTTGAATAACATCCAGTCGCGAAAGCGACCAGCCCGACAGCCGCAAACGCGGCGGCAATAATCCTGCTTTTCTTAAGCGTCATTTTTCAATCTCCCGCTTTTTTGTATTTTGCTTCAAATTGTTCTGCCGGAACAACAAAAAAGTCATCGCCATCCTTGACGATATACTCTCCATCACTTGCAAGTGTAAGCCCGTCCGGAGTAACAACACGCAAGGCAAGCTGGGACGAAAAATACTGCCCGTGCTTCCCCACAAAATCACGCACCTTGTCTGCGTTTTTGCGTGTTACTTGTATTGCCTCAACAGGCGTTTTTCTGAGGTACAGAGCCATGATATATCACTTGCCCTGTTCCGGCGTGGATTTCGTATCTGCTCCCGCATTCACGTCGGAATCAGTCTTGCCGCCGTTCATAACCTCTTTGACCTTGTCGATTCCGAGAGGGATTGCCGCCTTGATTTTCTCCGCATTTGCCGCGCCGAGCTTGCCTTCCGCAACGAGCTTGTCGATGTACTCAAGGGCTTTATCCTGTCCCTTTGTCTCCAAAAACTCGATGATTGCCGCGTGCGCTTTGTCGCGGATTTCCGCTTTTTTGTCCGCGTTAAAGAGCTCGCAACCTGTCAGGATCATAGCGCAAAACACGCCCGCAATTGCCATTTTCGTGATGTTTTTCATTTTTTAGGGTCTCCCTAGCTTTTGTTTTTTATTTCATTGTACCGACTTCTGCCGATTTACACCGATTTATACCGACTTCTGCCGATTTACACCGATTTATACCGACTTCTGCCGATTTACACCGATTTATACCGACTTCTGCCGATTTACACCGATTTGTCAAGAATGATGAATGTTGCGTACATTCGGCACGAAACCAGTCAGATTTTCGAGGTGTGCAATACGCGTATCGTTCTTTCTGATATCTTTCCAAACGTTCCGGATTTCCTCCGTAATCGTCCGGATTTCCACACAATGCGTATCCATTGCCCGGTTACAGTCTTCTTTCTGCACAAACTTCTGCAAGTCTCGCCGGATGCCCGATATCGTGCCAGCCATCCAAGCCAAAATTGCAGTCATCACGCTCAGCGTAATGCCGAGCAATGCAATCGCCCATTCCTGTGTCATAACTTAACTCGCCCTCTGTCTCTCAACTTTAAAATTTTTGTTTTGTGTGTTTGCGCCGTCCCGAATCGACATTGCGCCTTACACCAGTAGCAAAACTTGTCAACCTCTCGCGCTCTTTTGAGCTCAAAAAACGGTAAAGGTACTCTCTGATAATCGCCTTGCGATTCTCCCGCCATGCCACGCCGCCGAAAAGCCGAACGCCCCAGTAGACGCGCTGAGAGCGCATCCAGCTTAGCCCGTCCGCGCGGATGATTGCATAAAGCATTTTATCCGCGTCTTTCCGTGTCCAGCCGTCCGGTTGCTCCCTGTAGATATAATCGTGCGCAATCGCGCCGCAAAGCGTCCTAGGGTCGATACGAGGCGATACAATCGCCCATAAAAACGCCGGGACACTCATGCCGTCGCTCAAAAAACCTTTAGGCACGGTAAATTTTTTCCCCTTGAAATTGAACGGAAGCGGCTTCAGCAATCGGAAAATATCCCCGTGCGCAGTCCGTTCTATAACCTCAATTTTCGGATTATGGTGACAATGTTCACTCATCGTGCTATTCTCCTTCCCCGTTTTTAGCGGTTTTTAAGCCGTTCTTCCGCGTCTTTTCGCCATTGCTCTATCTGATACACCCCCGCCCACTCAACCGCTTTCAGCTCTTCTTCTTTTGCGCGTTTTTCCAGCAAAGGACGCGCCAAGCCGAGCGCAAGCAAGTAAACAGGCAAAGTCAACTTTCGTCTCTGATAGGCATGATAAAGCTCGTGGATGTACGAGCCAAAAAGCACCGCGACATTGTCATCCGGAGCGAGCTCGATTGCGTCCGAAACTGCCCTATATGCCGCCTGTTTCTTCCCCTCCCTGCCTGTAATCTTGATAATAGGGATGTATTCCCACGCCAGCTTGAAAAGCCAGTCCGTCCGCTTCTCGTACTCTGCCGCCAACGTCAAAACAGGTCTGTAAAAGTTCATGGTTTATGCCTCCGGTACTTATGCTTGCAGCCAGAAAATTCTTTGGTATAGGCTCTCTACTTCTGCGTCCGTCAAAATCCGGTTATAGACCGCAAAATCAAAAATTCCACCGTGCCAGTATTCACCTATCGAACTAGTCGCCCAATCAGATGGCGCAGCCAAAAACGAATCGGTCCTAGACGAAGGATTACCAGGAGCTCCGCTAGTCCAAGTAGATGTATCCAAAAATCCTTTAATAGATGCAACACTCCCGTTTGAACGGATGCAGATAAAATGCCATTTTCCAGAACTTGAATCTATCGTTCTGTCGCAAACATTAAGTTTGTTAACAGAATTTGGAACATATGTATTCTGATATCTTGGTCCAAGATTCATGTTCATCAAAAAACGCCTTGGCTTTGAATGGTCAGAATCGTCTCTATAGTAGCAAATGTAACTATACTCGTTTCCAACAGTCAAATCAGTCGTCCCTTGAGCGTAAATTCTCCATCCAAACGTACCGGGCAAAACTGCATATGTAATACCGTCTTGCGTATTGTATGCAATATCCCCCTCGTTTCCAACCAAAACCATCGCTCCCACATTAGGAGTAGTATTCCCATTGAACGGAGCATGGAATATTAACCCATCCTGTGGAATATCAGCAATTTCAGTTCCTTTCACCGCGATAAACATCTTCTTGATTTCATCCTGCTTGTACTCTCCCGCAAGGGTCTTGATTTCCGCGTCCGACAAGGCGCGGTTGAAAATGCGGAATTGTGCATAGCTCGCCGCCGCATTGTCTCCATCATTATCCCAGCCAATATAAGCGTGGGATGATGTAGAAATATTCACACCGGAAGCTGTAGAAATAAGCGTCCCGTCACAATAAAGTTTTGATTCTGTTGATGTAATAGACATGGCTATATGATGCCAAGCCCCATCACGCCATTTAAGCGGTTTTGAAATGCCCTGAAAGTTTATACGTTCCGAAGAGTTCTTTTTTGCGGAAAACTGAAAACTTGAGTTAGATGATGCGTCAAAAATACACAGCCCCCCAACATATGCCATCCCGATATACTCTCCCGTATATGTTGTTTTAATCCAAAAAGACAGAGTAAATACCCCTTCAACGCTTAATGGCGCACTCAAATATGCGCTTGTAGTGCCTTTTGTAATGCAAGGGATACCTACCAGTGTTTCATAGGTAATGGTTCCATTCTTTGTCAACGCTTGCCCCGTTTCCGCAGTGCTTGATTCTTCCGATAGAGACGCGTGAAAAACAAGTCCCTCCGTCGGCATTGCTTCCGCACTCTTGCTGTAGAGTGCATGCCCTACAACTTGAGAGCTCCTTACAATAATCCCCTTCTGCCCGGCTTGAGGCGTTCCATAGGCGGTTTGAAGAGGGATGAACAGCGATTTTGTGGGGTTATGCTCAAAAGCAAGAGACTGTATTTCCGCGTCCGTCAAAGCGCGGTTGTAAATACGCACGTTCGAAAGTCGGAAATACGCGGATGTAAAACTTGCCCAGTTCGAATAATACCCGCCAATGTACAAATCCACATTCGCGTTTACGCTTCCCGAATATGCCTTTGTAGCGTCCACTTTGCCATCTTTGTATATCTTTACAGTATCTCCATCGCGCATAAACAACCAATAGTGCCAGTTCGTGTCAACATCACTTTCTGAGTAGATATCCGTTCCAGTTCCGAATCTTACGACCATTGACTTTTTGCCCGAATCCCTGTTTTTGTAAAAAACAAAGCCTGTAAAGCCCGAATCAGCCAAGACATTCGCCAGAACAATTCCGTTGTAATCCGACCACGGTTTAACGCTTTTTAGGTAAAATCCAACCGCAAAATTACCTGTTCCGAACTGCATTTTCTCTTGCGTCCCGTCGTAATACATCGAATCTTGCATGTTGCTTTTTTCGACATTGAGACACTTAAACCCCGCCGCGTCTTCAACGATAGTGTAGCCCGTTCCGTCAACTGGACTTTCCCCGTCTGAATCTGTCATATCCTCCGCATAAGACGCGTTGAAAATCAGCCCGTTTGCCGGAGGCGCCGCCAGCGCTTCACCCGATGGAATAAGGATACCTTTTTTGCCGTCCGAAGGCGCGGAATTGAATACAAATTCCCGCGCAAGGAGCTTGATTTCAGCGTCCGTCAAGGCGCGGTTAAAAATTCGAATCCGCGAATAATCCGCGTTGCCTTGAACACCTGTATAGCGCATCAGCGTATTTATACCGAGTTTAAGACCGCTTGAAAAGTTGTAGGACCGTTCCGCCGAATACGCCGCGTTTTCCGTGTCGCCGTCAAGGACTGTTTTAAACTTCTTGCTTGTCGCGTCATAGCTGAAATAGCCGTGATGCCAACCAGTCCCAATCGTGGCATTGTAAATTCCTGCACGCCTTGCATCGCTTCCAGAGCTTCCGCAAGCCGTCTCGATATGGTCCGATTCCACACTTGCCCAGATTTCATCACCTCCACTCAGGCTGTAATTGCCGCGCCCTGCTGTAATATACGCGCTTGAGTTACTGTTGAGCCGCTTAAACCAAAAAGACATAGCCATAGATACATCCCCGGAAAACCCGTCAAGCGTGCCGCTCAAATACGAACCGGACTTTATTTCAAGGCACGGTATGCCGTCGACCGTCTTTGCGGTCACCGTCCCGGTTTTCGTCAACGACTGCCCCGTCTGCGCCGTGGTATAGTCCGAGCTGTCGCAGGGGAGATAGAAAACCATGCCGCTTGTCGGTATTTGCTCCGCCGGTGTTGCCGCTCCCGCATCGTAATCTTCTGTAGGCAAAAACACGCCACCGCACATGATGCCTTTTGTCCCTGCCGTCGGATCCTGCTTTCTGATGTACAGATAACTCATACCGTCACGCCTCCGGTTTTGTAAAGTCGTATGTCACCGCGCCCGGCAAGCCAAGCGTACCGTCCGAGTTCAGCGCTTGCGCCGTGCCTGTAAAAGTCGCAGTATCTGTTACAGACGCAAGAACGCCCCACGTAATCGCCATCTCCTGTTCAGGCACACTTCCTCCTCCGGAACCGCTTGCCGAAACCGTCCCGAATTCCCCGTTTTCATCTTTGTATCGCAAGACTTTGTCCCCGCTTGCCGTGCCGTCCGAGTAACCCTGGAAAATAACCCGAGTTCCAGCCGGAGGAGTTTGTGTCATTTCCGCGTCAGTGTAAAACTTTTCCGTAAAAGGCATGATGATTATTCCTCCCCGTTTTCTGCCGTGGTTACAGTTGTTGCTTCAGTTGTTTCAGTCGTTGTTTCAGTCGCCGCCGGATCCGGAATGTCCACAAAGAGTTCATCCCAATTCCGGTTGTTTTGCAGTAGATTCAAGCTGATAATTGCAAACTTGCCTGTATACGATGCAATGTCAGCCGCGCTCATGCCGTTCTCAATGGCAAAAGCGACCATCTGCTCCGCGTTAAAACCGCCGGATACGGGCAAATCTGAACGCGTCTTTCCGACTTTCGAGCACACTTCATCAACAGCCGCCCAGAACGTCGCCTTAATCACCTTAAACCTCTGTGCAAGTTCGTTTACCGCCCCCGCCGCTTTAGGAAACGCGCTTCTGACCGCTTGCCTATGCGCCTCCCATACAAAGTCGTCACGAAGTTCCGCTTGCATTTCCTGCGTGCCGTAAAAAAACTTGCGGATTGCCGCGTAATTCGCAAATGCGAACTCATCTTCATCCGTCAAATCCTGCCCCGTAAAGGGTACAGGAACGTCAAAATAACGGTATGTGACAGTTATACCGTATTCGTCGTTTTCGTTCGTTGTAGCCCTTACAAACGCCGGAAAATAGACCGTCATGCCCTCGCGTCGAATTTCCGGAGCGGTAAAAGATTCCGTCTCCCGGAAAAATTCCGGATGAAATCCCGCCGGAAGCGCCTCAATTGTCTCAATCATGCTTCATAACTCCTTGCTTTTTTGACCTTTTGTTGTTGTTCAGCACGCAAGCCGCCCGCCAGCATATTTCAGCGACACGCTCCGCTCGCCGAGCAGATAGACGCAACCCATCCCCGCCGCTCCTCCGGCGGACTGCTGACCACCACGGTAAATCACCCTTGCGCCCGTCGCCGCGTCGTTGTACACATTGTCGCACAGATACGTAGTGCTGGACCCGCCGCCCGAAAGCGGCAAAAATGTCTTCGGGTCAAAAGTCTTGATAAAACCGCTTGCAGTCGGGAACATCTGATAGACCCAGCTGAGCGCATTTCCCGTATATCCGGACGGCGGGAAAACGCCGGATGCCTCCCCCGCTGTCAACACGGAATCAAACTCGCTGTATTTGCTTGTAGACTGCGTAACCCAATAGCCGGACGGATGCTTCTGGAACCCGTCCTCAAAATACGCCAGCGCGCCGAACGGGTCTTCAATCCCGCGCCAAGACCATTGGACCACTTTTTTGTCAGAAGTTGCACCGGAAAGCCATGTCGTAATATCCGAATCCTCTCCGGATGTATCAGCCAAAACGCTTCCCGTAGCGTTGCCAAACGCTCTAGTTCGTCCAGTATCCCGAAGCGCAGAATACGAAAACGCCGTCAAATTGGTAAAGCCCGGTGAAAGCGTCTGCGTGTCAAAACTTCCCGCGTCAATCGCCATCATCAGCATAGCCCACATACCAAACAGGCAGTTTACGTTCGTTCCCCCGTTCGCGGCATGTCCAGCGCGATATTGTGCAAGAGTTGCGCCGGAATGCGGCTTGTATTGAGACAGGGAGCGGAACTTGTTGCCGCTCGCGTATGCCTCCGCTTCCGTCAGCCCCGCCGTCAAAACCGGAATCCCCACGGCATTGCAGAGCACGCTCCGGAACGCCCCCACATACTGCACGCGTGCCGTAGCTCCGTCCGGAGAGACGTAAAAGAACGGGTGAATCGAGGAACCGGGGAACGGCTTGTCAGATACAAGGTATCTGTAATGCAAATGTGCGCTTGCATCGGTGTAAGTATCAACGCGCCAATGCGTAATAGGTATCTCAACCATAACATCCCCGTCCGCTCCCGTAAGCGTGGCGTCCGAGCCATCCTCTTTCAAGTTTGAGTTAGAGGGATGCAAGTAATAGGCAATTGTCCGCGTTGCAAGGTTGCTCATTACGCAACGTCTCAAGTTATGCGCTGGCATTTGCGAAAAAGAGGAAACATCCGAGTAAATCGACCCGTTTACCGCCTGAATACGCTTGCACGCTTGAGACGCTGTAGCAATGGACGTATCGTAGTCAATGCCATACTGCCAAGTATCCCCGCTACTGCCAGCCGACGCGCCCGCCGCGAAATTGACTTGCCATGTGCCTGTTATCGCCTTGCCGATAGCCGCGATGTTGGAAGCCATGTCAATGGCAACAGAGCCGCCGTCAGACGCGATTGTAGCCGTGCCAAACTGCAAGGGGTATGTCACGCCCGTATTGTCGCTGATTGATACAGGAATTCCGGTTTTCGCGATTGTAAGTGTCCCCGCCGTAACATCGGACGATGTAAAAGAGTGCCGGAACGCCTTGCCGCGCAAATCCTCTAAAAACGCCTGTTCGGACTTGCCGGAGTTGCCATCTTGCGCTTTCCAGACATCATACGCCGATTCTCCCTGCGCTCCTTTGAGATTGACTGTTGCGGGGTTAGGTTTTCCCCCGTCGTTCGTCCATGACAAGTCGCCTGACGCCGAAACTGCCGGAGTGAAAGTCGTACCGTTCGCTCCGTCTTCCCCGTCCGTGCCGTTCGTGCCGTCTTTCGAGCCCAGATACCAGTAGTCGTTCTGCTCCGTGGGGAGCGTCGGAAGCGCGTTGCCCTTGTTGTTGTCAACCTTGCTGACCCACTGCCCGCCGTTTCCACGTACCATATCAAATTTAGCGTAAGTAGTCGCCGCGTTGTACACTCCCTTCGGATTAACGCCGCTTCCCGCCTCACCTTTGATACTCACCGCCGCCGGGTTAGGCTTGCCGCCGTCATTGGTCCACGAGAGAACGCCATCTGCACTCACGGCGGGTGTAAAAGTCACGCCGTCTGTTCCGTTCGTCCCATTTGTGCCATTTGTACCATCCTTGCCCTTAGGGATGCCAAAAGCAAAAGCAAAGACTTTAGCCGTATTCGTGCCTGATGCCGTAATTGATACAGTCGGAGCCTTGCCATAATCGAGCGCGGTTGCCGTGGCTGTAGGCGTGCCAAATCCAGCCGCCGTTCCGGTGTTTCCCTGCTCACCTTTTGAGCCCGTGCCTCCCGCCGCCGCGAGCTTGATAAACTTTGCCGGAGCGGTTGCCGGAGTTTCCCCCTTTGAGGTCGCTGTAATAACCTGATACGTCTCAACAGGCGTGCCAAACGTTACAATACTGCCTTTTTCATATCCAGCCGCGCTTGTATCGAGTGCAGCCGCCTCATCCATAAAACCAGTCTCACCGCGCGGAATCTTGAACGTAAACGCAAACACTTTCGCGTTGTTTTCCCCGCTCGCCGCAATCGCAACTTCCGCGTTGCTCCCCGCATCAAGCGTCTGTACCGTCGCAGTAGGAGTTCCAAACCCTGCTGCCGTTCCCTGCGCCCCAGCCGGAATCGTAAACGCAAAATTAAACACTTTTGCGCTATTTTCCCCGCTTGCCGTCACCTCAACAACCGGAGCCCCGCCCGCCGCTCCAGCCGTCGCCGTCGCAGTCGGCGTTCCGAATCCCGCCGCCGCGCCCGTGTCGCCTTTTGCACCCTGCGGAATCGTAAATTTGAGTTCAGCTTCCGTGCTGGTTCCCGTGTTTTCGACGCTTGCTTCCGTGCCTGCCCCACCTGTTACAGCAGTCACGCTTTTTATCTGTCCAGCCGCGCCACGATACCGCTTTTTCGCCGCTCCCCACTCACCGCCAAGCGTCTTCGGGCGCTCATGGTAATACTCATCGTCTTCCGTCGCTTCCGCGTGCCAGCCGCTCGTTCCATTGACAGAGTATTCCACCTCTGTTGTATCACGCAAAAGTGACAGCACCCACGCCTGATTTGCAATTCCCTGCGCGTTGACGTTAGGCACGCTTGCAGAGGGATTTTTAAACAGCAGAGGTTTTTTGATGTACATTTCCTGCTGGACGCGCTTGACCACCTCGCCGGAAATGGCAATCGCATGCTCAAAACGCACGTCCATTTCTTCAGTAGTCTCAAAGTCGAAAAAGGACATTACCTTGTCGCTCATCATCCAAAAATGAACGGTAAAAACACCTTCATCCTTGCGAGTATCGTCGATCCAGTTCAGCGTGTTGCTCTCTTCGTTGTACACGCCCTCAGCCTTGACCATCAGGGCTTCAGGAACGCCGACTGTATCACCCGCCGCGAATGCGTAAGTTGCCGCCGTCGCTGTAATCGTAAATGTGTAAGTTCCGGTTCCTTTCGTGCGTGCTGTATACGCAAAAGTTTGCTCTTCTCCCGCGCCGTTCCGTAAAAGCAGAAAGCCCGTTTTCGGGACAAGCATCTCTTCAGCCGTCAAAGTTGCCGTGATACTTGTCACGCTGTCTCCCTTTGCAATCGCGTCCGAACCCGCAAGTTTCGCCTCAAACTGGTGGATAACGTTATTGTCAATGCCGAACATGGACGCAACCGGACTTCCCGTAAAGCCCGTGTATTTATCCCACGTGTCAGGCGTTCCCGCCGTCCCTCCGTTCGTCACGTAATGTAACTCATAGGTTTCGTGCGAATCAAGGTAACTGACAAGGCGATTGCTGTTTACAAACTGCCCGCCGCTCTCGCTGTAACAATCCCCCGTGTTAACATCAACGTATATCAACGTAACCGACATTTTCAAGCCCTTTCCCCGGATATGGTTTTATGATTGACTAGTCGCTTCAAAAGAGGAGAAACTTGTCAACCAGCGAGGGCGGTTACAGGTTTTCTTGTTGAGTTATCGCCCGGTAACACTGTGGGAATTTTTTATGCAATCTTTTAACCATATATGAAGCCCATTCCTCCCGCTCCTCTTCCGGGACATAATCATAAGAAAAATGTCCTTCCGGCGGGAGTATAAAAAGACGAATATCGTCCACTTTCCATCCGGCTAAATTGTCCTGATTTGTGATATTTTTAAATGCTTCCGGATTTTTGCATATATAAAACTGGTCTGTTCCGATGAGTGGTGAATGATATTCCCCCTGAACCGGACCGGAATCAAAGAATACATTCCATTTATTCGCAAAATCTGCGACACCAAGCCCGTCGAACTCGAAAGAATCTCTTGTAAAACCTATCAAGATAAGACGATATGGAGCATCGAATTCCGGTTTATAATTTATCTCAAGCTGGATATTATATGTTCGAGTTGCCCTAATATTCTTGTAATTACTGTCCCACGTAAGAGTTTGCCAGTTGCCGAACCAGTCGTCACAATGGTTGCGGAATTCTTCGTAATTGCCGGTTGGGGTTACGCCATTGTGATTAGTATAAACTTTACTGACGGTATCGCAATACGCCATCCCCGGCGTCATTATACCGTTGTAAAGTGCGTAAAGGTCGCAAAGCTCGTGTATAATCATACTCCACGAATCGTTATGTACGATTAAATTGAAAAGTCGGTCGTTTACTGAGGTTGACCATGACCACGGCGAAATGACTAATGATGGAAGTTCGCTTCTTTTAGATCCGTGAACTCCGGGATACCGCTCTGTCTTGTTTTCTGCCGTGTAATCCGGAATGAACGGAGTTGTCCATACCTGATTGACCGGATAGTCTTTCGATCGGTTCCAGATGACAAAATCCTTGCGGAGGGTCCGGTAGAAAACGGAATTGCGGTCGGTGAGGAGTGAACCGTTTTCATATTTTAGTAAGTCTTTGAGCTTCTGGTATTTATAGGTCTCTTTCTCTGCACTAGAAAGCGTGCTTTTTTCCGGCATTAAGAATGTGTAGTGGTCTTCCCGCATTTTGTCTATAAAATCGAGCCAATAAGCAAACCGATGCTGCATCAGATACCGATTTATCCCATCTATCTTAATTGTATCCGACATCAGGATTTCTCCTCGTTTACCTGGACATCATAATAACGGTCTGTGATAACAACAGGACCGTAGTGAGCCTGCCTGACAGAGCCATCCTGGATACTGCCGATTAACTCATAATAAGGGAATCCAAATTTCGTTTCTTTGTTTTTCGGTGGCTCATCAGAGCTGGTTATTTCGTAGCCACTTCGGACTTCGGAATAGGCGAGTTCCAGTTTCAGCCATACGTACAGAGCTTTAAGAGGAGTATCGGCTGTGGGACTTACTGTGCGCGACCAAGTCGGAGCTTTTGCAAGCATTGTTCCTCCCAACATAATGCGCCCTGCATATGCGGCATTGTTTTTCAGCCTGTTTGAAACACTAACCGAGAGGCTGGTAAACGTCCCTTCTTCATCTTTTTGGCTACCAGTTAAAGACAATGCAAATTCTCCGGAGTAGCCAGTATTACCAACAACGATTCCTCCCTCGCCTCCACTTCCGCCGTCATCGCCATCGTCATCTGTCCCATCTTTGTTCTTTTTGTTAAACCAGTAACAATTTAATGGAGCATTTTCAACCTGCTCAATATAAATTCTTTCATTTTCTTCATCCGTCCTAGCAATAGCAATCAAAAAATCATACACAGTCAATTCCGACCCAACACTCAAACGCTCTGAACGCCAATCAAAGCTCGGCTCTGGATCGGCTTGAGTACCATCGGAATCTGGTACCGTCAAATCTAAATATGCAGGAAATTTTTCAGGCACAGGTAAATTTTCAGGGTATTGTATTAAGTATCTGTTCGAAACAGGATATATTTTTTCAACTTCATCTCGAATTTTGAGATTAACTGTATGATAATTTACAATACCGCAGTATTCTTCTTTTTCTCCCTGTGAGTTAATCCAATTAATAGAAAAAGTCCCAGTTTTCTCGTCACTGGCTTCTTTATTACCCTCCTTGTCTTCATCTTCGGTATACGTAACAAGCCACATCCCTGTTTTTATTTCATCCTCCCTCCTCGCGCTCACGTTCTGCACAGTCTGCTTTGCGGGAACGTGGGAACGGCGCGGAACGGCGGTTAAAATCCTGTCACGCTCCGGCGTGCGCTTGTATACTTGTACGCTGTCTGCCATGATGATTTTCCTCGCTTTCTCACTTTTTCGGGAACGATAACGCCGACCAGTCTTTAACCACAAAATCCTTGTAGCAAAGCCAGTTATGGATAACTTTTCCGTTCGCATCCGGAAGTTCCGGCGTGCCGTTCATTTTCAGCCATACGGGCTCCGATACCTCTTCAACGCCGTTCTGATTGGAGGCAACCTTAAAGCACTCTTCGTAGGAGCCGAAAAAAGGCTCCGAGTTCGTCTTTTTGCACTGGTGTATACGTACAGTCTGCTTTTTACTGCCAGAGCCTACAACCATACGCGTTGACCGATTACCTACGACAGTTGCAAAACCGCTAAGTTGCCCCCTCCCGAGTTCAACCCACGAACCGCCGGAATACTTGTAAAACTTTTCGTATTTGTCGTAGTTCACGTCGACCCACGGAACGCCCTCAAGCTCAATTGAGACGTTGTAGTAGTTCCACTTTTCCTTGCCTTTGTCATCCGTGGTCTTTACGTTCGTTCCGGAAAGGTCCCGAATTCGCCACATGCCCGCGCGGAGCTTGAATTTTTCCCCGAACCGCATTTCTTTTTCGTTGACCGTTCCGCTGTACTTCTCAATCCAGCCCGCGTCAAACCTCTCCACCGCATAGGTTGCACGCAAGATAACATGCCTTTCGTCATGCACCACCTCGATTCCCGTTCCGGACGTGGATTCAACGGGCGCTCCCGTAACGTCGCGCAACATAGGTTTTGCAATGACTTCAACGGACGTAGACAGGGACGAGAAACCGAGTTCCCACGGCTTCTTTTCCCAGTTTGTATCACTAATACTATCATCGCAAGAGTATTTGACTGTAACAACGGCGTTCTTTCCATCAGCCTCTTTCCGGACAGACTTTTCGCCTGTAGCCTTAAAAAGCGAGTTGTTAGGATGCGCCGCGCCCTTTACAGGGATTTGAGGAGCTTTATCGCTCTTGTAGAGCCGTTCGAGCTTGCCATAGTCCGCGCCTGTAAGCTCAAACACCAGCTCGCGCGTCAAGGTTGTAGTACCGTTCGCATCCGTGCTCCATGTGTCGCCGTCAATCGCGTACTTGTAGGTGATAGCCATGATATTATTTAGCCTCCGCAAACAACCCTTGCAACAGGCGCATAAAACGTGGATGTTTTGTCATCGTCAACGAGCATCAGCATGCCATGTTCCTGCGCAAAATCGAATAAATCGAGCTGATGCTGTGTAACGGCTGTTGCTGGTCTTCCACCGCGAACAGGATTGGAACCGCGCCTAACGGTTCCCCGAACTCTTCCATCCCCTGTAAGCGTTCCTAGCGCGTTTTTTGGGAAATACTCCATCGCCATCTCGTACATACTTAAACGATTTGCGACTTCAGCCAAGCCAAGTTTTTTAATCATTCCGGCGATAATCTGCTCCGGACGCGGCGTTTCAGCTTTCCGCCGATACTCTTTTTCAACCTCAATAAAATACTGCCGGATTTTGCGTCCTGCGTCGTTGCGCTCAAGCATTGCGAGATGTTTTGCAACGTCAAGGGTGATGTAATACTCTGTAGGAGCAAATCGACCACGATTTTCACCGTTAACAATTTTGTTAATGGTGTAATCTTGCCCATCAACAAAATCACTCAGGCGCTCTTTAATCCAGTTTCCAAACTGTCTTTTGCTCCCCAGCGCTTTCCAAAGTTCGCGGGCGTTCACAGATGCCTGTTCTTCCCCGTCAAAAATTCGCCCTTCAATCGCAAGGCAAGCGGTTCCGTTTTTCGCGTCTTTACCCATAGTGCAAACCTCCTAAAAAGTGTTGTTACACTATAGCAAAACTTGTCAACCCAAGGCGTGGAAACCAGCTTAAAAAAATCCAATATTTTTTGTTTTTGAACTTGAAATAGCCAAAATATAGGCTATATTATAGTCAAAAGAAAGAAGCTCTTTGAAAACACGGACGGTGAAATGCCGAAAGAGGGAAAAGAAACGAACTGGAGGTACTTATGAAAAAGGTACTGAAAGGAATCGCGATGGCGACTGCGATTTTGCTAGTCATCATCGCCATCGCGATAAAGCATCTGCAAGACGCAGAAATCAATCAGCGTCTTGTAGAGGGCTTTTTAGAGCTTTGGAGGAAGCTCTAAGAAGTCCGGGAGCTCCGAAAGGGGCTCCCCCTTATAACTTACATCAGAAAGGAGAAAAAGCAAATGGAATTCCCGAAAATCGTTCTAAAGCCCGGCGAGGTATGTCCCTGCTGTGGTCACAAAAAGCGCGGTGGCTGGAAAAACGCCGCCTCCGCCCAAAACGGGCTTAAAGGAGGAAAACCGGACAAACTGAAAGGAGGAAGACCCAAGGGCTCAAAAACCAAGCCAAAATAACAAAAAAACGAATGCCGGAGCTACATTATTCCTCGTAGTTCCGGCATTTTGTTTTGTCTCCAGACGGGAAAAGGTAACGCGCAACAATCACCATCAACCCGATTATGTTAATTGACGCGCCGGAAATTAAGGCAATTAGAACCGAATTGTCCAAAGAAAACGGGCGTAAACAATTAGGGGGTATTAATGGCACAAAAACAGTTTTCGTACCAGCAGAAACCAAAATCCAAGCAATAAATATCACCCAAATCACCACCAATAAATCAATCTTTTTAGAATACCGCTTCCGAAGTTTTATGTCTTGCTTCATCCTCCGCGTTCTCTGCTTTTCTTGTTTTGCTTTTTCAGTCGCCGCAATTTCTGCCGCCTCTTCTCTGCTTTGGGACGGAGATGCTTCCTTTTTTAGAGCTTGTTTAAGCTGTTCTGCAAATTGAGATTTCTGTCCAATAATATCCACCTGAGGCTCTGAAATTACACTCATTTTGCTTCACCCGTTCCGGCATTTTCGATTTTTTTGGAATAATATTGCAAGATGCTGTAATTATCAATTTGCAGATTTCGCCCTTTCCCGCCTTGCCACGTTTTAGCCCACGGAGAATCTTTTTCATGCGTAAGGGATATCAACTGCCCGGATGTGTATTGTCCATATTTGTCAAATATAATTTTGATAAAATGGAACGTGTCCGAATTTTCTAAAATCCTGTCTTTCGAGGCAATAAATTCCGTCACCTCTCCCGCTCCATACTTGACTAATGCCTTGTAAAGAGAGGGAAAAACAGGTCCATACTGCCACGCCTCTATTATATCGCAAGTCAGAGGATTTTTAGTCAGCCCAAGATACCAGCCGTGCGCGAGAAAAACCATTTTTTGCAAGACAAGGTTAGTAATAGGTCTGTTTTCCTCTCTTGCCACCTCTATTAATGCGTTTGCAACTGCCTTAGCGCTGTAACACATGGCACGCCTCCTTTCCTGCTGTTTTATTGCTGATACTTGCTTCCCGTTTTAAGATAGCCCACATTCGCCATTTTTCAAATTCCCTGGATCATGAATCCACAAAAAAGGAGCTTGCAAGCGCAGACAAGGCAAAATCCACGCTTCAAAACTCCAGTCTTTCCCTTTTGGTACAAAATGCGCGGAATTTCAAAACCGCGCATTCGTGCCAAAGCGATTAAAATACCGCTACTGTTGTTCCCGTTGTTGCCTCTGGAGTTTTCGCGATTTTGTTCGCTATTGTAGTAAGGTATTTTTCGATTTTCGGAAGCGAATCAATCAGCTTCTTGTTTGCGTTCTGCTCGAGCATCTGAACAGTTTTATTCCCGCCGCTTTCGGAGTTTTTCCGCTGTTCGCTGTATGAGATTACTGCTTCATTTTGCGCGTTTTTTGCCACTTCCACAGCTTTTGCAAAAGCTTCAACAGCAGCGTTGCTTGCAATCTGTTTAGCTTCTTTCGTGCGCTCCGCTTCCGGGTCAACCATAACAGCTTCAAGAGCTTTGTCAAAGTAAGGTGTTAATTTTTGCTCTTCAGGGGTGTAAGACTTTGTATAGTCCACTTCCTCTACCTTTTTTTGCAGAGGTTGAGCAGGCGCTTTAATCTGCTCTTTGATAGCCTCTTTCACCGTCTGCTTTGCGGTATTTGTCTGCAACTTGTCATAATCCCCGTTTTTTACGTCTGTGGACCAGAGCGGAGTAGTCAAAAACTCCTTTACCATTGGCAAATACTCGTTAATCGTCTTGTACGACTTGTTGCGTTCTTGCCTATTGTCGCCGTCTTTGTCGTAAACCTTGTTTTGCTCTCTGTATGCCTCCATTGAGCCATAATGCAACGCCGCCGAACTTGTAACCGACCAGCCGGAACGCCGATTGCCGCTCATCATTTCATCAATTTCTTGCGCCCCCTGTTTATACTTTTCTGCCGCCGTGTTAAACGCCTGAATATCTGATTCTCCAATAGCCGCCTCCATTTCAGACTTATAAACTGCTTGCCGCTGCTTCATCAAGTCGATTTGCTCTTTGAGGCTTTTTGCGTTATGCATGTTCATATCAAACTGCATTTCAGAATACAGCTTCAAGTCATTTCGCCGTTCTTTGCTGATAGCTTTTTCCTGCCGCTGGAGGTCGATAAGCTTGCTTTCTTCTTTCAGACGTTTTGCCTCCCAGCTTTCCGTTTGCCCCGGCTCAAGCGCAACACCAGCAATCGCGTTTTGACGATATTCCGTAATCTTGCTCTTTTGTGTGCTAATCCGGTCTTGGATTGCCGCCATCTTGTCAGCTGATGTTTCAAGGCTGTCAAACTTATACATCTCCTGTTTCAGCCTCAATTGCTCTTTCAGCTGGATTTCCTGTTTAGCGAATTCAATCGTTTTTTGAGCGGCATTTTCACCATCGCTATCATCAAGTGCTTTGAGCTGTTCTCTGATTGCTTTAATACGCGTAATATTCGCATCTTGCGCCTCAGATATAGATTCCATTTCCTTAGTCTTCCGATTGCGCACTTCATCAAGCTCTTTATCAAGCTCTTCAATAGGGGCTGTACTGAGTGTAAACAGCGACTTCAAAACAGCCGCCGCTCCTTTTGTAGCTCCAAGCCTAGCGATATCACTCTTACTTATATCTTTCTCCTCCATCTTGAGATTTATCTTGTTGGAAAGCCCTTTAGCAACCGCCTGTTCTGACTTCAATTGCGCTTCAAGGTTCGCTTTTGCCGCCTGTTTCTGCTTTTCATTCAGCCTGTTTTGCGCATCTGCCGCAAGCGTAAGTTTCCCCGTGTTTTCGTCGTATACCGCACCAAGGTCAATGTTCGCTTTTTTGAGGCTTTCAATGATTTCAATTGCCGCTTTTCGCCCGCGATTAGTCAACCGTTCTTCTTTGCTTAGAGCGGAAAGGACTTCGAGATTCTTCTGATATGTTGCAAAGGTTGATTTCATCGTGCTCTCTCTATCGCGCAATGTCTCAAGTTGCCGCATATCCGCGTCAATGTTTTTTTGTGCCGTCTCTACAGCCCTAGCTCCCGATATGTCAAACTCATCATAAATCGCTTTTACCGCCTCAAAGCCAATCAAGGCAAGCCCGACCGGACCGAGGAAATCAAGCCCCATCCCGATTCCACGCCCGATTTTCCCGATTCCGGTTTTAAATCCATTTGTTGCCCTTTGTGCAAGCGTGAGTTTAACCGCAGTATTTTGTGCAGACACTCCGACTTTATCAATCGCCGCGCTTCCAGCTTTTGCCGCAAAAGTTGCGTTCTGCAACGCGAGTTTTTGCTTTTCAACAGCTCTTCCAGCCGCCGCAAGCGCATCATCTGCCTTGTTCAGAGCATCCGTAGCCTTGTTGACATATGGCGTAAAACCTTTGTAATGCTCTTTCAACTCCTTAATTTTACTTAGCTGTTCCCCGTATCGGAGCGGGTCTTCCGCTCTGTCAATCCCGCCAAGTGCCGCCCGAGCCGCGTTGAGATTCGCCAATGCTGTATCCTGAGCTCGATACCATCCACGCGCCTCGCGCCTTGCTCCTTCGTAATGGACTTTAGCGGCACTAAACTTGTCTTCCTTGTCTTTAAGGATTAGCTCTTCTTTTTTTACTGTATTCTGCAACTGGAGAGCTTTTGTCTCAGCTTTCACCGCCGCCGTTTCTCCAGCCCTCGCCCGCACAGATTCAGTCTTTTTCCCCACACCGTCAGCCGTGAGTTTGTTGTTCAACGCTTGCGCAATGTTCAACGCCCCCGCCGCCGTTCTCCATGCTCCCATACCAGCAACAATCGCGCCCGTTTTTACGATAAATTCTTGCGTCGTAGGGTTGAGTTCATTGAATGTTTTCGCCAGATCACGAACAACATTAACGCCCGTTTTTACATCATCGGCAAAATATTTTCCGACGTTCTCGCGCAAAGCCTGGATTTCACTTCCGGCGCGTTTCATTGCATTTGCCATCGTGTCCATTGTCGCCGCGCCTGAAGCGTTCGCCGCCTGTTTTTCGATAATTTGAATCGTAGCCATAGCCTTAGCCATGCTTTCAGTATAGCCATGCGAATTCATCAAGCTTTTAGTCAAACTCTGAAAATCTTTCGAGTTTTGGCGTATAACGATACCGAGCATTTTCGCCCGTTCCGTCTCTCCGAACATCGCTTGAGTTAAAGCCATAGTCGCCCCTTCAGCTCCTCCAGCGTAACCGCGATATGCCGCCAAGTCCGCGCCGATACGCGCCAAAGATGTGGAGAGTTTCAAAGCCTCCGACTGTGTAAAGCCAAATCCAGTCAACAGATTTCCAGTCATTCCAAGCATTTTTTGTGCTTGTCCAGTCGTAAGATGCATCTCAGAACGGAATTGCTCAAGTGCTTTTTTTGCGGTCATGGCATTATCGCGATATACCGCCGCGAATACGCGCGAACTGTTTTCAAGGGCTGTATAAGACGCAATGGAGGACTTCACAAAACGAGCAACAGCCGCAGTCGAAAACGCCCCGGCAATAGTTTTTTTAAACTTGTCAGCCGTCTTCCTCCCGCGTTCCAGCTCGCCGGAAAAGTTTCGAACGTTGTTTATAGCGTCGTTCGTTTTGCACTCAATCGCAAGCGTGGTGATGTCAGTAGGCATTTAAAATCTCCTCAGTTATTTTAAAAAGGGCAACTTGTCAACTTGCAACCCTCCCGAACCAATGCTATATTAAAACAACCAACAAATCAAAAAGGAAAAAGAAAATGATTAAGATTTTATGCCCTCATTGCGGTCAAGGATATGATTGCGACGACGAATTCAACGGGAAAACAATCACTTGCCAAAAATGCTCAAAGAAATTCGAGATTTCAAACCAAAAGCCCGTTCACACTCCGGAACAGCCCAAAAACATAGAACAACAGCATCAACATCCCTCCGCACATCAAGAGCAAGAAACACTTACAAAATGTCCGTTTTGTTTTGCAGAAATACCATCCGGCGCAAAAAAGTGTAGTCATTGTGGCGAATGGATAAAAGGATCAAAACCAATCAATAGAGCAATATATGTTTTGCTTGCTTTTTTCTTTGGAAACTGGGGACTTGCAGAAGCCTATTTAGGACGTTATTTTATATGTGGTGGAATGGTAATAGCCAACATTTTTTGTTTAACTCAAATCCACAGGGGTGGTTTATATTGCATTGCCGCGCTATGGGCTGGCTGGTTTTTAAAAGCTCTTTGCACAAATGTAGAAACACGCAAAATGTATACAGCCGCTAGAATTGTGTTCGCCATATTGCTGGGAATCTTTTTTATAGCCTTATGCGGGATGGTGCTTACTGTATTTCTTTTCCTTCGCAAGTAAAAAAAAGCGAGGAGCGCAACATGGGGGAGCGCTCCCCGCTACTCTTCTTCATAAGGGGGAGAAGAGTTTTGTAATATATCACAGGTCTTCTTCGATTTCAACCCACTCCTCGAGCTGCTTTACTGTCTTTTTGCCTGTCAGAACAGCTTCAACGCGCTCTTTCCGTTCCGCGTCGGAATATTCGTCCGCACGTTTTTTCCGGTGTGTCTTGATAAATTTCCGTCGCTCCGCAATGACGGATGGCAAGTTGCGCTCGTCAAACATCTTTCCAGAGTATTCCGCACGTGACAGGTTATCAATGTCAATAAGCATGGTGCGCAAATCCAGCCCTAACATATACATGTCGCTGTAAAGAGTGCCGACCTGCTTCAGCAGGCTGTCTTTCTCTTTGATTTCCAGCTCTTTTTCACAAAAAGACGCCGCCCTCAGCCATATAACATCACGGACAGAGAGCGGCTTTTCAAGGACGCTTAAATCCTTGTATTCTGAGGCGAGCAAAATCAGTTCGGCGTATTCGTCTCCGTCACCGCCGTTACGGATTTTTTTTTTGCTTCTTCGCGTTCAGCCTTGACCTTCGCGGAATACTCATGGTTAAATTCCCACACCGCTTGAGAAATTTCAAGAGCAGTTTCCGGCGCATTATCAAGCAGAAATTTTGCCTGAATTTCCGACATGTCAGCGCCATAGACAAGAGCCAGCGTTTCCAGCTGTTCACCCGCGCCCGCGAACTCAACATTAAACTCGTGCAGTGCCACGCGTCCGCGCCCCTTGAACGGATGGATTGTGAGCTTCTGTACCTTTTCACCGACTTTGACGCTGATTTCCTTCGTGGGGACTTCCAGTGCCTTTACAGTAGACAAATCAATAGCCATATGTTTGTGCCTCCTTCGGGTTGTTTATGTTATGGCGTATTTTTGCGATTATTCTGTTTCCTGAGTTTTTGTGACTTGGTCACAGGACTTGACGATAAAGCCAATCGTGTGCTCCATGCCGCCGTTAGGCGCGGAAGACGCGTTGCCGACCTCACCAAAGCCAATCTTGAAGGAAATCGAGCGCGCCGGAGAAGCTGTTTTGTGCGTGTAAGTGAGTGTTCCCTGCCGCCCGTCGCGGTTATACTGGAGGTATTTTGCGTGGTTGTCCTCAATGTAGGGAACCGTGACTTGAACATCCGTATAATTGCCGCCAATTCCGCTCTCTTTGTACAGCTTCCGGTCACTCCGGAGCGTCCAAGATTCGGGGTCTTCCATGCCCGGGAACGCAAGGTTTGTCCACTCAAGCTGAGTGTCTGTAACAGCCGTCTGCGACGTTTCAGAGCCCGCTTCAAGAGAGAACGACACTTTCCAGTCAAGAGCGCGCGTCTCCTTGATTGCCGACGTGTCAAAAGTCGCATCCCCCGCGCTGGACGTGGAAACATCCTTGACGATAAAATTGACTGTAAACTCGAACGCGCTGTTCGGGTTGTTTGAGTTAAAGCCGATTGCGCCCACGCCGACTTTGTAGGAGGAGGATTTTTCAGTATACTTTGAACTGAAAGTCAAGATACCTTCCTTGCCGTCGAGATTGTAGCCGAGAAATTTTTTGTAGAGCGCAAGGTCAAAAGGACAAGTAAGCGTAATGTTGTTCATCTCGCCGCCCATGCCTGTTTCTTTGATTCTCTTCTGGTCCGTAAGCATGCTCCACGATTCAGGGGAACCCGCGCCCGGAAGTTCCTCATTCGTCCACTCAAGCGCAATTGCTTCATCTCCGCTCGCCTTGAAAACAGCCTTGATATCAAGCGCTCTTGATTCGATTCCATCAGCTTTAGACATCTTTTTTCTCCCGTCTTTTGCTTGTTTTTATGTTCAAAATCTCTTGTTTTTTCGAAAAATCGAGAGGAGCGACTGAAGCGAGGTCCCGCCTCAATCGTGGGAACTGCTCCCCTCTAAAAAAATCAAGTCATATAAGCAAACCTTGTCAACCTTGCGCTAAATTCGGGCGATTTATCACGCGCAAATACAGCAAGACAGACTGGACATACCATGTATCTTCCGAACGCGTATTTACGCCCGTTTTGTACACCATAATGTCAAGTTCCGGATGGTTTGCAACTGTGATAATTGCGCCCTCTGTCAGCAGGTTAAACTCGTTTTCAATCGCCAGCGCCGCCCGTCCGCAACGCAATGTCCCTGTATCCGCTTTTGCGTAAATGTCGTACTCAACAAGCGCAGTCGCCATGCGCGTGCTTGCTGTTGAGTAGATTTCCTCATCGCCGCCAATCCACGTTTCACGTACCCACAAATTTTTCCCCGACGGGTCAAATTTCACGTTTTCAAACTGGAAATCGCCCTCATTAAAGATACCATTCTTGATGATTCGCGCCCGCATTGCGTTTCTGATAATCTCGTCGTCAATCGCCATTTTACGGATTCTCCCTGATTGCTTGTTCTGCGTATTTTTTTACGTCGTTTTCCACGCCCTCAACGGTCATTTCCACAAACCGCGCTGGCTTTTGTTTGCTCCATCCCTCGTTCAGCCGCTTTATGTAGGGTGTTGAATTGGCAAGATAGAGCGTATCGCCAGCTTTGATTTGTATAAAAACTCTATTTGCTCTTCCCCAGTCAATCGTCAAGTAAGGGTGATACTCGTAATTGTAATCGATTTGATTTATTGAACACCACCAGTTCCAACGCGCGTTGCCTGTGTCAACTGGAGTTTGCTGAGACAAACGCCGGAACGCTTCAACCATTGCAGTTCGCGCAAAATGTGTAACCCTGTCTTCAACTTTACGCTCAAATCTCTTCAGCCCGTCGGGGTCCGTCATGTCAAAATGCATATCGTCACCCGCGTAAAGTAAAGTAGTAATCTGCCGGAGCGTTGCCCATCCACGTATCACCACGAACCGCCGCAATATGGTAAGTCTTTCCGCTGAATTCGATTGTATCCGTCGTTGTAGCAATCCCTCCCGTAGTTGCGTTGTAAGGGCGCATTTCCTCAAGCGTTTTTGTTTTTCCGTTATTCGTGATTACAGGGTCGCCAGCTTGCGCCGCTCTGGAGTTGATAACCTCTGTATAAGGCACGCGCATAATTTGGTCATCAGAAAGGTAATTCTTGCCGTCTACAAGCCGCTGATTGACCTGTTCGGGCGGGTAACACTGGATTTCCCGCGCAATCGTCGTTGTTGCGTCTTCGCCCGTTTCCCAGTTGTAAGTTTTAAAGTTGTACTTCAAAATTGCGGTATTTCGGAAGACTTTAGCCTTGACAAGTTTCCCGCTGATTTTTTGAAAAGGTGTGAGTTTTGCCATATTTTCAACGCTCCCTGTTTATCGCTTTACACATAAGGCAAGATTGTCAATCCCGAACTCAAAAAGCCATAAAAAAGCCCCTGTTTTGTCATAAAGACTGGTACAGGGGCAAAACCATCAGGGCGAGGAGGTGCGCCCTTATTTCCGCAAAAATCGGATTTATCGTACAGTTCTGCCCTGTACAATACCTCCGTTATCATCCGCGCTTGCGCCCGGCAGGATTTCCCCGCCCATTGAGCGTATCAAATTGCGAACGGAAATGGTTAAAATATCCCCCTGAAAATCTTTGCTGAAAACAACGCCGTTAGCGGACTGGATACCCATTGTAAGCAGGCTGTTGGGCTCAATGATTGATTCGTCAAGCGACAAAAGGTAGATTGCCTCTTTTGCTGTTGCCTCTTTGAGCAGGTCTGGAATATCAAGCGTTCCGGCGGGGTCGTATGCAAACGCCTCCCCGCTGTCATCGTAAAACAGCGTAAACCGCTGAATAAGGTTAGTCGCTGTACACAATGCCGCGAGTTTCTGCTTGTCCGACGCGTCATCCCAGTTTGTAGCCCACAAAAAGGACGCAAAAAACGCGTCTGCCCACTCTTTCGAGCAATACGATTTAAGTTCAGGGAGTGTTTCTGCCATGTTTTTTATACCCCTCTGATTGCCTTTTCAAGGGCATCAAAATCGCGCTTGCCGAACTCCTCAATATACCGCGCTTTCGCCTGTTCCATTTTGAGTGTCTGGCAGTCGATCCCCTTGTCCGCAAGACGCTTTTTGACGGCAATCAGCAAGCGATTCCGGAGTTTTTTTTCGTCGACTGCCGACGGTGCGTTTTCCGCAGGCGGAACCGGAGCAGGAACGGGTTCTGTCTTTTCTGTTTCTTTCGCGTTTCCAGCCGCTTCACGCGCTTTTACGGGCGCGCCCACATCGCAATTGGGGTCATTGCATTTATGCGCCGAAAACGCCGCCGAAGAGTAAAAAAAACGGTCGCAGTTCTGACAGAGTTTGAAATACATGTTTTTGTTGCCTCCTAAAAATCGTTTTGGAAAGAGATTTGCGGGCTTTGATGTTATCGCCGCCCGCATTCGGCTTATCGGGCAATATACCCGATTTTCGCAGTCACCTTGACGGCAGAAAGGTTGCTGTCGGTAGTGATTTTGAGTTTGCCGTATTTCGGAGCGTCCGGTTCCGGGATAAACTGCACGAGCGGCTGTTTTTCGTCAGCCGTGATTGCGGTTCCGGTGGTTTCCGCTCCCGTAATCGTAACCGTCTTGTAGACAGTATACGTGCCGTCTTCCTTGTCGCTTCCGAGGAGGTCGACTTTGACGGTCTTACTTGCTGCCACGGTTGCGCCTGTAATCGCAAAGAGCATGATTTTCAGTGCTCCCTGCGTGCAAGCCATGTCAAATGTTCCCGATTCGATAGCCCCGGAGTTGCCGAGTGCTTTATCGCGGAAGGGCGCGTCATGGTAGAAAAACGGACCTTCTTTGATGTTTTCGAGAGTTCCAATGTCGTTCATTTTTACCTAACCTTTCTCTTGCGTCAAGCCGCAAGGGTAGAAGTGAGAATTCCAGCTTCAGTTCCGGCGAGAATGTTGTAGTCTCCCACGACCGGAATACCTTTGATTCGGACGTTGCCTTCCGTATCAACAGTAACCAGCGAGCTGAAGGAATTGTCGCCCGCCGCGCGGCTGTATTTGGAGGCAAGGATATCCGCCAGTTCCGGAGATGCGTAAATTCGAGCATTCGTGCCGTTTCCACGCACGCCGTTGGCGATTCCGATGAGGTCCGCATAAGTGGGCAGATTGTCTTCCGTGATGTTGACAAAGCCCATGATGTACTTCGGGTTTTCAAGCTGAAGCCCAATCATGGAGGTAACGTCAATTGCCCATCCGGTTTCACCGCCGGAAAGCGTGCCAAGGTTGCCTCCCCAGAGGTTATCTGTGGTGAAAAACGAGCCTTCAGCGCTTCCGTTCGTACGATTGTCGTTGTACAGACCGCAGTTTTCACCCGCAGACCAGCGGACGGCAACCATAGAGTAGTACTTTTTCTCGCTGGTGTCAGTGACAGACGCGGTGCAGGACTTGACGCGCTTCATCTCCATCGCACGCTTGAGCATGACATCATAGTAGATAGCCTTGTCAAGCGAGGAGCCCGCGAGCTTGAGGATAGCAGGGAGGCGGCGGCGGAGATACTCAGTCTTTCCGCGCATTGCCTCCGCTTTATCCTTGCCGATTTCGAGCTTGCCGCCAATTTTGAACAGCGGAGTTTCTCCGAGTTCGGTGAGCGCGGTAACGAGCGGAAGCGGCGCGTCAAGGTCAACCAGAGTGGGACCCGTAACGTCCTTCACACGTTCGAACACGTTCTTGATTCCATGAGTTGCCGCCTGAAAGGGGATTTCTTTCACGATGACAGCATCCTCAACGAGGTAGTCGATAAGCTGGCTCTGCTTCGGAGCCAGTGCGACCGCAACTTCATACATGTTGTTTTTCATGCTTTACAGCCTTTCTGTTGTTATGTATGTTTTCTTGTTTTTTTGTGTTTGTTTTAGCCCTTCAGCGAGCTCGCGATATCCAGAAAAATGTCTCCCGTGGAACCCGCTTTTTCAGCGCCGCAAGGTCCATTTCCCGGTTTGGAGCCGCCCGGAGTTGAGGCAACGTAACAGTTGAAAAGGTCTGCTTTTGCCGGAATCCAGTCTTTGACCGCTTTACCCTTGAAAGGTGCAAGGTCTCCGACCTCATCGAGCGCAAACATATCTTCGTAATCCTCAAGCATGGAGTAGATTTTTGACTTGTCGTATTTCGCATCAAGCGCTTCAACGATTTCTTTCAGCTTGCCGTGTACCTTCGTTCTTTTGTCGACTGCTTCCAGTTCGTCAAGGCGTTTCTGACGCGCTTCAAACTGCGTCTTGTAGCTGTCGCGCTCTTTCTCAGTCGCCCGGAGCCGCTTTTTGTAATCAAGCAATTCTTCGTTCGACTTCCCGCCGCTCGACTTTAGGTTTTCAAGCTCATCAAACCGCTCCCGGATGCTTTCCGAATCGCCGAATTCGTCCACAAATGCGCGGATTTTCTCTTTTGCCGTTTTGTGGTCATTCCGCTCTTTTTCAAGCGCGTTTTGCAGTTTCTTCACATCCTCATCTGTTTTGCCGGAGGGCATCCCTTCAACATCCAAATAAAACGCGCCATCGCGTTCGGTGTAAAGTTTCTTGTGTTCCTCTGCTACATCGTTCAGATTTTCGACCTTAAATTTCAATCCCATGATTGACCACTCCTGTCTTGTTTTTTAGTTGTAAACCTCATGTTTGCAACTTTCTAAACTAGGAGATAGTTGTCAACCTAACACCATTTTATCACATCAACCCAGCCTTTTTAAAAGCGTCAATATCGCGCTTTTTGAGTTCAGCAAGTGTGAAAAGGCGGTCTGTTGCAGGGTCCATCATGTCGTTCAGGGACAACAAACCTTTTTGATACAGCTTGTAGCGAGTAGGCTTTAGCCAGTCCCGCTTAAACTGCTCGCTTTGAGGCTCAAAATATTCCGCAAAAGTCATGGAGCCGGGAACTTGCCGGAACGCGGGTTTCCCCGTACGCTCCTCATATGCGTGTATTGCCTGATGATAATAGCGCTTCTTCGAGCTTTCAGCCAATACATCCCAGTCCTTGTCCGGATGTTTTGCCTCATATGCCCTTTTTGCCTCTGCCATAAAATCAGCATTGGCGGCGGGTCTAGTAACCTCTGACATATCAGAGAGCACAGTAACAGGGATATAGCAACATCGGCAACGCGGATGTATTGGAAGAACTGGTATATCTTTTGCATCAACCGCAAAGCGTAAGCCCCCGATTTGTGCGCACGTGGGGCAAGTCCTCCCATCAAGCGAGTTAAGTATCTCAACGCCTTTGACTACATCAGCGTTTTGCGCAAAAGTGGCAAGCCGCGCGTCGTTTGATATGCCATTTGCGCACGTCAAGCCGACCGTTTTAGCCGTGTAATTTGAGACATCAAAGACGTGCTGGACCGCTTTTTTCAGGCTTTGAGGAGTGGACCCGGAAAGAATGTTTTTTGCTACTGTAGTGTAGATTTTGTCCGCATCCTTAACCGACATCGAGTTAAACATCTCTGCAAGTGTAAGCCCGTTGAAACGCCCATATTTGACGATGTTTTCAACCGTCAGCTTCCCAACTTGAGCAACCGCCGTTCCGGTCATTGCCCGGACAAGGCTTGCCGCATGCTTAGCTTCATTTTCAGCCAATCCAGCCGCCTGTGCGCTGATAGCATAGTATCCCTGCGAATACGCTTGATTCAACAGGTATTCGATTTTTGCTTTGATGATTTTCAATCGCTTGTTCGTTCCGGAATCAAGCCCTGCACTCCCGAAACTCTTTTGCGCGGAAAGTATGTAGTCCATCAGTTCGGATTGTACATCGTTCAATATTTCCAGCAAATCGCCCGACCTGTTCACGCCGATACGCTGCAAATTGGCAAGATGATTATTGACGATTTCCGCCAGCTCTTCAAGCGTTCTTTTCGTCGCCATTGTTTACGCTCGCTTTTGCCTGCTCGTTGCCGCCGTTTTCAGCTTTTGCAAAGGGATTTCCAGTTGCCGTGTTACCTGCCATCATCTGCGACATCGCGCCCGCCATACTGCGCTCCGTGTCGGCGTCTTTCTGGTCCAAAAACTCATCAAACGTAACTTTCGGGTTGCCGTATCCATTATCTGTCCACGCCTTGCGCTTTTCCTCTTGCGTGAGGGATTCCGAGCTCTCAATTGCTACAAGCTCTTGTACTGTGAGATTCGCCTCTGCAAAGTCTTTGGACGGCGTGTAACGCGTCTCAAGTATCTCATCATCGGACAAACCAAGCCAACGCGCGGCATAACGCAACTGGTCTGTAATCGCATCGCCAGCGGTTGAGTTGATAATCTGCAAGGGGGACGTATTCGAATCAACACGCAACTGCAAAGCAACGCCGGATTCATTCGCCTGTGCATCGCCAATGCTCAACGCGTCATCCGTACAGAGCTTTTTCAAAGTCTCAACTTCTCCGGAAATTGTTTGCAAGGAGCTTGCCGCCATCTCAAGATAGCCCGCATTAGCTCCTTCAGGCAAGCCCATAACCGCCCCGGATCCGACCTTTAGCACACTCAGGGACTTGTTGATCTCATCAACCTTGCCTTTAAGCCCTGCGACAACAAGGGGAGTTTGTCCAGTCATAAACATGACTTGCCGGAAATCCGCGTAAAGCTGATAGAGCGAGATTTCCGCGTCTGCCACGTTCAAAATCGGCGGTTCCTGGAAGTCCTTTCCGGACAGGCTGGACGCTCCGCACCACGTAAAAGGCACTCTGTCAAGAGGCTTTCCGAAACAGTCCGGATAAACCACGTTGCCCGAGGGGTCATCAATGTCAAATTTTGACCATTCTTCGGGCGAGATTGCCGCCTGATAATAATATCCGCGCCCGTCGATTCCAAGCACGCGCATTCGGTACTTGTACTCATCCTGTTTTGTGGTCGGGTTGTAATCATATCCCGATTCATCGAGGAGCACAAACTTGATTTCGCTCTTGCCGTCGACTGTCACAAAATCCGTGCGCAAAAATGCGTTTGCATCGTATGTCTGGATTACAAAGGGGCGTTCATTGTCTCCCGTCGATTCCAGCAAAAGGCAAATCAGCCCCCGCGATAACTGTGCTGTATTGATACGCCGCTGTAGTGCTTTCAGCCCGTCGCCAAACTGCGTTGCCGTATCGCGCATAAATTCGAGCTTGTCAGAGCCCAAAACGATATCAGGCTCTCCCATATCAAGCATGCCAACATACCTATTCAACGCCTTGCGAGTGTAGTTAAAAAACAGCGCGCGGTTGAGATATGCCGCGTAATCCTCTGTGTGCTCTTTCTGCCACTTGTCGCGCGGGAGGTATTTATCTGCCTCACCTTTGACAATCAATTGCCCACCCAAGCAGTCAGCAACACGCCGACGACGTACCACAAAATCATCATAATCGCTAAACGCAAATTCGGAAAGTTTAGGCTCTTCGTCACGTCTTATACCTGCCATTTTTGGCTCCTTGTTTCAATGTTTTTTTTGCCATTTTGCCCACACTTAAGCTATCCTTGTCAACCATCAGCCAACGTTGCCAGCTGAGGCAACCACGATTTTTCGGGACGCGTATTCGCCAAGCAAGAAATAGCCCGTCAAGTCATAGATGTGGTCTTCCTGCGTGGTATCCACGTCGTCAGGGTCTCTTTGAGAGCGCTGTAAAACTGGAACCGTGCGAATGAAATTCCGGCAATGGTCAAATACAAACAATCCTGCGTCCGCATCGCGCTCGATTGCGCCTGTAAGACGCTCCCTAAGTAGCGTCAACATCTGATGCCGCGTGCCAGGCGCTTTGTTGCAAGGCGCAAAAAACACGCCATATTCCTCAAACTGCTTCGCAACAGTTACTTGCGCCGCCGATGTTGAGGCGAAAATTGCGGAATCGGCAATACTTTCGTCCACGCGATAACCGAGCATTTTTTCCGTTTCTTTGATACGCTCTGCACGGTCTCTGATACTCGATTTATCGCCCTCATTTGCCTTGCCCGTGGAACCGTAAAGCTCTTGTATCAAAAACGCATCGCCCGCGATTGTCGGGCGCTTTTCTCCATCCGCTGTTACGTAATCCGTGCCATCAGATACAGCAAACCAGCCAACCGCCCAAGGATGTGAGTTGCCATCGTCGTAACTCTTGACGATGTACCACGATCCGGGGATTTTAAAGCGCGGCATAACGTGGATTTGCTCATTCCATAGGTCATCAACAGCGCCTCCCGCCGTGATGTTCCAGTCGCCCTCAAGCATAGCTTTAATCAGCCAGTCTTGCCCTAATCCGCGCAGACGGTTAGCGTATTCTTCCTGATTCAACGAGGGGTTATCGGACAACTTCGCAGGCACAAATTGACGGAGCATTCCGCCTTCCGACGCGGCTGTTTTCCATATCGTTTCCGCTGGTTGAGGGTCGATAAACATCGCTTTTACCCAGTTATGACCCGGACCGCCTGGGTTCGACCCGCAAAGGATTTTCGGGAAAGTCAAGTTCGGAATTAACTTTCTGATAGCCGGGTCAATTGCAACTTGTTTTGACACTCGACAGCGCCCGCGCAAAAAACGGTATTGATACTCTGTAAAATGCGTTAATTCGTCAATCAGCAGAACGCCGATTTCCGCGCCCTGATACTTCATAACGTCTTTTTCGTACTGGCAATGGCACAAATGTATAGTGCTCCCAGACTCAACAAAGCGTATTTTCGGCGGGTTTGTCGTAATGCGGACGCTCTTATGTTCCACCGCCTCTGCAAGCAACGCCGGAAAGCCCGTTTCGCCCTCAAAATGGTTTTTCAAGAGGTCATCGCTCAACCGCCGGAAAAGGTACACTTGCAAGCCCCGGACGTTATCGCAAAGCATAATGGCAAAAATGCGCATTAAAAAACTCTTCCCTCCGCCCGCCGCTCCGCCGTACAAAATCTCTGTAGCGTCCGTTTTCAGCACGCAACCTTGCCGAGGATGCAACGCCGGAAGCCCGATTTCGTTCACTGCCATCATACAGCAACCGCCTCCCCGTTCTTTTCAAAAAGTCCAAGTTGCCCGCCGATTTTGCGCCTTACATCATCCACAAAACGCTCATGCACGAACACGCGCTCAATAACCGATTTTGCGTTATTTATGCGCGAATAGGTTCTTTTCCCCTCCTTACTCCACACCGGAATAAAATCATCCGGCATTGCATACTCAGATACAAAAACCGGAAAATCAACCTTGCGCAACCAGTCAATAAAATCGTGGATTTTAAAGTTTTTGCAATAAGTCCTTTTGTCAACAGTTGCGCTACAGTTACCGTACGGAGGATCGCAGTAAACAACCGCGTTTCCAGGGATTTTTACTGCTTGATAATCGTCAGTAAATGGCTCTAACCTTTCAACCGCACAGAGATTTTTTAACCTTCCCAGTCTTTCAAAAGATTGTAGCCGCTCTAAATTTTCTCTTGATTGTAAACACTTTATGCTTCGTGTGCTGTAGTTATTCAGCCCCCATTTTTCGGCGTTTAGACGTATATTTTGAGGTGATGCGTCATCAGTTACAATTCCAAAATCGCGCTCCAAAAGCGAAAAATCACCTAAAACACGTGCGTAATGCAAAGCCTTTTTCCATGCCTCAATTTTACGCCCGTAAATGTAGCTATACCCTCCGTTCCCAAAGCTCCAGACATATTTTACAAAAGCGTCGTAATCTTTGAGACGGAAGAAATCTTCGCGGCTAATCCAGCGCTTTTCATCGCGGAATTTGCCGTTTACAGCGTCAACAAAAAGCTGTACCACTTGAGAGTTAACATCGTTGATTATAAAGCGTTTGTATTTTCCGCTTAGCATAGCCGCATGTGTAATTGCACATCCACCGCAAAACAAGTCAACAAAGCATTCCGCAGGCGGAAGAAAGTCAACAATCTCTTTTGCAATCGTGTTTTTTGAGCCCATATAGGGCATACCATAGCGCATTTCTCCACCTCCCTAAAAAAAGCAATAAGCGCCGTTTTCAGGCGCTGTATGATACGATTAGTTGTTCTCGATTTTGAGTGTAAAGCGGTCAACGACAGTTTGCACCGCGCCGGAGACTTCGGTTTCCGAACGCTCGCTGTATCCACGCTTTTTGCCAATCGTTTTGAGGAGGAAAAACACTGCGTCTTTGTCGCCAGCGTTAACCATGTTCAGCAGTTTGCTTTCCGCAAGGTCGATGATAACTTCACGTTGCTCCATAAATGCGTTTTTCGCTTCGGGGACAAGCTCAAAATACTTTTCAACCGTACGGCGATTAAGCCCCGCCAGCCGTGCGCAGACAGACATAATCCCGTTGCTTTTTTCAGCCGCCGTAATCAGTTTTTCGGCGCTGATTTTCATCCTTGTTTTCGCGCGCGTCTCGTTATTTTTGGCATTGCTTGCGCCGCGTCCGGTTGTTTTTGTGCTTTTGTCGCTCATATTCTGTCCCTCTCTTTCAACCCATGGTTTAAGGAGCTTTTGTTTTTGGTATTTTTGCGCTGTTTTTCTGATTCTTTGTATTTTGTACCAAAAGAGACATAGCCCATGCAAACGCCTCCCGAATCAGTCTTTTTTTCTCTCTTCCGAGCCTCATGCGTGGGATAGAGAGAGCGTAAAAAATCCAGTGTTTTC